AGGTATGGCATATAGTACGTTCTGATACGCCGTATTTACTACACTTTTTAATATAATAATTTATTTCGATGTCGCTAAAGTGTCATATATTTGTCGCTTTAAGCGTCTTTTTTTATGCAAAAATTAAATCATAAAGGAGTGATACTTTATGTTTACGGACGAGATTTTAACAAAAATATTTGCGCATCCAGCAATTATGAAGCTGGACTTAAATACACAATCGGCGGTCGTTCACGCGATCGAAAACATTATGGACGAGGAGGAAAAGCAAAATGCAGATGAATCCGTATCAGATGCCACAGGTGAATAGTTATGCGCCACAGTATCAACAATATCAACAGGCGTATAACCCTATGCAGAACATTCAGAGATTCCAGCAACAGCAACAGCCGGAGCAGATTCAACAGGGAATATTCGGTAAAGTCGTGCAGTCACAAGATTCTATCGTTGCCAATGATGTTCCGATGAATGGAAGCGTTGCATTTTTCCCAAAGAGTGACTTGTCGGAGATTTACGCGAAGCAATGGAGCGCAGATGGAACAATCTCTACAATGGTTTTTAAACCGATTCAAAATGATAACCCTAACAAGTTATCACAAGATACAGAAAAATTGAAAATAGGGCTATCAGACGAAGCCACAGAGATATTTAACAAGCACTTTGACACATTGTTTTCGAAGATGGAAGAACTTGAAAAGAAAATTGACGAGAAATCTTTGACTAAGACTAATGCAAGAACAAAAGTTAGTCAAGATTAGTCCAAGTTTAGTCATAGATTAGTCATAAAAAGTAATAGGATGGTGGTTTTATGATGAATCAAGGAATTATGCAGGCAATAAATAAATTAAAAGCAATCAAAAATCCGCAACAGGCGGCTATGCAAAGCCTTCAAAATGCGGCAAGTCAAGGAAACCAGATGGCAAGTAGCATTTTGCAAAATATTCAATCCGGCAATATGGCTGGAGTGGAGCAAACGCTTAATAACTTTATGGGCGAAAATGGAATCAGCATGAACGACATAAATCAAATGTTTAGATAAATCTAGTACATATTAGGGTTTTGTCCGGACAGAGTAAAAACCAAGGTTCCCTATTTGTAAATAAACAAATGGAGGTAAACTAATATGTTTAGTAACGGAGTAAGCCTTGCCGACATTGCGGCAGTAACAGGCAACAACAGAGACAATGATGGTATGTGGGGCAATGGCGCATGGTGGATTGTCATTCTCTTAATTTTCGGATGGGGAGGCTTCGGCGGTAATGGCTGGGGCGGTAACGGTGCCGGAAACGGTTATACAGATGCGGCAATTCAGAGAGGTTTTGATAATCAGGCGGTTGTTTCAAAGCTTGATGGTATCAACAATGGTATTTGCAGTCTCGGCTACGATCAGTTATCACAGATGAATGGTATCAACACAAATATTCTGCAAACCGGCTTTGGTATTCAGCAGGCAATCAACGCTGATACAGTAAGTGGAATGCAGAACACAAATGCCATTCAGTCAACGCTTACCAACATGGCGGCACAGAACGCTTCATGTTGCTGTGAGACACAGAGACAGATCGAAAGAGGATTTGCAGACACTAACTACAATATGGCTACACAGGCTTGCCAGACCAGACAGGCAATTGCGGATAGCACACGTAGTATCTTAGATTATTTGTGCCAGGATAAGATTGCAACATTACAGGCAGAGAACAACGATCTTAGACAATCTGCTTCGCAGGATAGACAGAATGCACTTCTGACTACTGCAATGACAGCGCAGACAAGCCAAATTCTTGACGCTGTAAGACCGACACCGGTTCCAGCTTATCCAGCCGCTTCACCTTATGGTCTTGGTAACTGGTCTCCGCAGGTGTTGGCAAATGGCTATAACACAGGTTGTTGCTGCAATACAGGTTGTGGATGCTAATCACAACAGAATAATTGAGTATCTTAATTGAGTTTAACTCGATTATGTCTGCTATGCAGTATTACTTATAAACCAAGGGCAGACTATAACGTTTGCCCTTTATTTTTGAAAGAGAGGTAAATAATTATGGCAGAATTTACAGGAATTGCATTACAAACTGTTGCAGCAGGAGAAGATGTCGCTTTGACAGAAACACCTGTATGTGGTAGCAAGTGCATTGTTCATAGACAGGGAAGTGGAATTGTCAAGTTGAGAGGAATTACAAACCAGTGCAGAGCAAGATTTCTTGCATCGTATTCCGGAAACATTCAGATTCCGACAGGCGGTACGGTTGGAGCTATTTCACTTGCGCTTGCGGTAGATGGCGAGCCTTTGCAATCAACAAGAATGGTTGTAACACCGGCAGCGGTTGAAAATTTATTTAATGTTTCGGCGCAAGCATATATCGACGTTCCTTGCGGATGTTGCAGTACGGTAGCGGTGCAAAATACATCTACACAGGCTATTGAGGTTCAGAACAGTAATTTAATTGTTGTTCGTGAAGCGTAGGAGGTGATCTGTATGCATGAGTTTGCTAAAAAGATTATGGAGTGTGTAAAAACAAATGCTGAATCTATCGGTCTTGACAATTTCAGCGGTCAAAGCCTTGACGACTTAAAGGATTGGACGGAGATTGCAAAGAACATTGTCTGCTATGACAAAGACTACAAAATTGTGGAAGCAATGAAGAAGTCAGAAGATAATGAGGATATTATGCGTATGCTTGAACAGTACGAAGATTATCCGGAACGCAGATTCTACGATCACTATAGATATGCAGATGGAAGATTTGCACCTAAAGGGCGTGGAACGTATCAGCGTGGATATAGTGAACCTTATTACCACATGACACCGGAAATGTATCGTGATATGGATAGAGATTCGCGTGGCAGAATGTATTACACGGAAACAAACATGAACGATGGTGGAACAAGTAATTCGCGTATGAGCGAGAGTAATTATGACCGTGCAAAGCGTAATTACACGGAAACAAAGGAAATTCACCGTGCAAATACACCACAGGACAAGGAAGCAAAGATGCGTGAACTTGAAAAGTACATGAAAGAGCTTTCGACAGACATTACAGATTTGATGTCCGGTATGTCGCAAGAAGAAATGAACATGGCAAAGTCAAAACTTACGACACTTGTAAGCAAGATGTAATTTACACAACAGGCTATGGGTGTAATGCTCATAGCCTTATTTGAGGTATATAGGAATGGTATTCACAATAAATGGGGAAAATTGGATATTGCAATTTTTACGTCCGAATAGCGAAAAATTGCGCCGGTCGGATGGCGTATATACGTTAGGCGTTACCGACAACAACACTAAGACGGTTAGCATAGCAAGAGGAATGTCTGATTATATGACTAACAAGGTGCTATGCCATGAATTAGTGCATTGCTATTCGTTCTCTTATGATTGCCATATTGATATGCCGACAGAAGAGATAATCGCAGATTTTATGTCGCTATATGGCAGGGATATTATATACCTTGCCGATGATATTTTACAAAATGTATTGGAGAGAAGATATGGATAAAATAGATGAAATGCTTAAATATGTTCGCCGGACAAACCCGGAAATGACGCGAGATAAATTGATAGAAGAGTTAGGGAAATGCGATTATTCTGCAAAATCTTTGATATTTGGATTTCAAAATGTGTCGGATGGGTCTGCGAGAATTTAATATCCCCCTATGTTATGGGAAATTGCCACGACTAAAGAAAAATAATTTTCAGAATTTTTTCAAAAAATTTTCGATTTTCTAAATTTTGCCCTGGCAGAATTTGAACGCCCCCCTGTTTCCTAAATATTCCCATGACCATCAAAAATTTTTTTCGCAGATTTTGACCGGAAATTTCACGATTTCACAATTTCAATGCCTGTTTTCCTGATCTTCGTCGGTCGGCTGATCTTGGGCGATTTATTCCGGGACCTGTCCGGGCGCGTGCTGATCGTTTGCGCTGATCTGTTGCAGATCGCCGGCATATTGCACAAATTCCAAATATACCGCTGCGCCGGTTTGGGTGTCCTGATCTTCCGCCATGCTCCGGCGATGGAATCCGGGCGCACTTTTCCGGGTGTCTTTCTTGCTGATCTTGTCCGGGCGTGGTCACAGAATTTCAGCGCGCACAAATTAAAGGCCATCAGATGCAAATATTTGCATCCGTGAACGCGTAAAACGCCCACAGAGGCACGCAAGCCATACAAGGCATATAAATGCACTATAGATATAATTAAGGCTATAATATGCCTATATCGTCAAATTGTCAAGGTACGAAAAGAAGCCGGGCGAATCCGGCTATTGCTTTTCATATTCTTTTATAGATTCATCAACGCGATCAAATGCGCGCATGATGTCCGCGTTCGCTTTGCTTCCGCTTATTTCTCCGCGTTTCAAAGCATCCAAGGATGCTATAATATCCTTGTATTGCTTGTTTGCTTCTTGTAGCAATTTATCGCATTTCATAATAAAGCCCCCTTTATTTTAATATAACACGCCCCCAAAAGCGAAAACAACCGCCCGGAATCGAACCGGGCGCAATGCTCCAAGGTTGCAAAAATCACATATAGCAAAAATCACCTTGCCATCCGGTAGCAAGTATCATTTTCCCGTCATTCCTGCGATAAACAACCCCCACACCGTCCGCATACGTTGACCATACAAGCCAGCCCGGCGGCGTGATCGGTTCGCCTGTTTTGCCGTCGCGCCATGCATAACGCGGAGAAATCCCTGCTTTTTCCTGCTTTTCTGCTTCGCGGAATGCGTCCGCTTCTGTAATTACTTTGTTTTCATTTTTCAGATGTAATATAAAAGTTCTTTTCATTTTCCATACCTCCATATTTTCAAAATATCCCGGATATCCGGGTAAAAGCAAGCCGGGGAATCGAACCCCGGAACGCTTCACCGTCTGCACTTGCCTATTTTACAAATCTTTCTTTCTCTTTACATCCTTGACGCTGTGCGGATATTCGCACATCATGTGGAATGCTTCAAGGTTATTTTCTGGCAATTCGTAACCGTTCACGCGGAGAAGATCGGCGGCAGTTTGTAAATATGCGTTTTCATAGCCGTATTTGATGCCGCTTTTTAACTCTTCGCCGTTTACAATAACCGTTACTGTGTGGTATGTGTTGCCGTATGACTTCTGAAACCATCTTTTACCAAAAATTTCCAACTCGTTAATCTTTTTCATAATCTTGTACCATTTCGGGAATTGTGCTATAATTCCCTTACCTTTCTTTTTTGATTGGTGGCGGCTGTGCTTGGTAGGCATGCCGCCTTTTTTCTTTTTTAGTCTGCCATCATCAGAGCCGGGAGACCATCCCACGGCTGACGCTCCGACGTTGGAGCGTTTCGGCTAATCAATAAATTTTTCTAACTGTTCATCCGTCATTTTTTCAACTTCTTTTCTTGCTGTGATCGGTTCAATTCCTAATTCTCCGACCATGAAAGCAAATACTATATTTTCTAAAATAGATCTTTCCATGTCTTATGCCTCCTTTACGATAAAATCCTTTTCAGCTCTGCGCGCCTGTGCTGGTGTCATTGCTACGACTCCTATAATTGCCTGTGTTGCTTTGTCTGTGATCTTGTAATTTTCCATATTGTTTCCTTCCTTTCGTTTTGTGCTTGGTTTCTTAACTTGGTTATAGTATAACGCTATCGTTATATTATTACAAGATGGAATAATGCATAAATATATAACGCTATCATTATATATTCATTGTGCAATATGTATAAAGCTAGCTTTATATGTTGCTTTCCTTCTATATTATATAGTAGCGTTATAATAACGATATCTTTATAAAAGCATTGACATATATATATAGTAGCGTTATAATAACGCTATCATTATATAGGAAGGTGGCGTTATTATGGCAACAAAGGCGCAAGCAAAAGCAACCGCTAAATATGAAAAAGCCGCATATTTCAAGGCTCTTGTAAGATTCAAAAAAGAAGATGAGGAGCGGATCAGAGCGGCAGCAGGAGAAAGCCTAAACGGATTTATAGTTAAATGTGTGCTTGATCACTTAGAAGATCAGCAAAAAATCACAGAAGATCAAGCGGATCAAGGCGATTCGGGTAAATGTCCGTTTATGGATTGAAAAAGTTGGAAAAACTATTGACATAATATAACGATAGCGTTATAATAAGATCAAACAAAAACGAAAGGCGCCAGATGGCGAAGGGTGGAAATTATGAAGTATAAATATTATGTGGTTGCAGTTAGTACCAAATCAGATGATGAATGGGAAATATTGAAGACGAATAGCAAAGAGGAAGCTATCAAAGCAGCAAAGGAAGAGGACTTCACGAACAGAAGAGACGGTAACAAAGAGACCGTAGAAATCCGCATGTATGAGGAAGGTATCGAGGACGAAGATTGCGAGTGCTTCGATTACGACACGTTAGATTTTAAGATTGATCTTTTGGACTTCATCCGGGAAGCAGAAGAGGGAAACGGCGTACAGAATGACAGCGAGCAGGTGTGGGTTGAAGTTCGCGGAAATCAGTACACAATACCGATTGACAGTGTGTTAGACCATGAAGAAGAGACACCATTTGAGGCTTCTATGGAGCTTGAAAACAACCACGATCACGAAGCATGGGATGATCTGTATCAGCAGTATTTAGAAGATTAGGGAAAATACAGGGAAGCGACTATTATAGTCGCTTTTTTGTTTATATATAAATTATATGCCTTATAGAGATATAAAAGCCATATATACAAGATATAGAACCTATAAATCTATAGATTATTGACATATATTTGATATAGTGGTATAGTATAGCCAATTTATAAAGCTTGTATATCTGCTATGTACAGATGCGCCCGGAGTACATAAGCAGCCAAGCCATGGCAAGAGGGCGCTATATATGAAACTTTCGCCGGTTAGATCAGTCTAGCCGGCTTTTTTATTTGTCAAAGATCAGGAAGGGAGGCGCGAACATGGAGCAGGTCGAACAGGTACAAGAAAGAGATATAGAAACCTTCGAAAATGATATAGCTATGCATTTGCGTATCTTTTGCGAAGAGCAAGAGATTGAGGACATGCGCGCCGCGTCTCAATCTGTATATAATGCATGCCTTAGATATATTCAACGTAATGTTTTTAGAGATAAAGATATATTGAGAGATAAGAGCAATATATATAATATAAATAATAATATTATGAGTAATTATAATAGATATAATTATGATCTATTGAATGATATATGTGATTATTATATATATATGTCTATGTTATATGATAAAGAAGTATCTATTATGGGTTTTTGTAATTTGACAGGAATAGACAAAGATACTATTACAACATGGAGTAAACCGGACAGATTAAGCACTTCGAGCATGAGCATATACAAAAAACTTTGCGAAAATCGCGAAGAGTCACTATCCAATAAGCTTGTAACCGGCAACAAGAATCCAGTTGGCGTGATAGCTGTACTCAATAGGCAATTCGGTTGGGCTTCTCCATATACGAGCGATGCCAACCGGCAACAGCAACCGCTTACAGCTGCACAGCTCCCAAGATTAGACACGCAACCACAAGATATAGCACAGATAGAAGCAAAACCACAAGATATAGTGATTGACGGTGTAAAATCAGAGTGTACTTAGTTTTTACAATCGGATTTCCTGTTTTATTTGTGCAATTTGACGATAGAAAAACGGCAGTAGATCAGTTCCAACAGATCAGCCGCTAAGGGGTGGGGGTTGGACAGGACCCGAAAAACGCCCCTACTAAGCACCCCAAACATTTTTCAAAACAAAAAGCCCTATTATATATAATATAAATATATAGAACCATTACACATACACATATAATAAATAATTAAATTATATAAACGTAATACATATATGATTGTTATATATAAGGGTTTTACAGGCAACGTAAAAGGAGTGAATAACCATGAATGAAGGCTACGGAACAGCATTTTGATTTCTAAAAATTTTCAAAAAATAAAAAGACGAGGTAGAAGAAGCATGATAACGTATCGAGACATACACCGGCTCCGTTCTACAGGATATAAGGTGTGCAGAATCACAGATCGAATTTATCTGGTGTCTTTGTACTCAAGGCAAGAATACGACGGAAACCCGGTATCAACGATTGCAAAGTGGATTTTATCTCACGTATACGCAATACGTATAGTTAAGAGGTGGATATGATGAGCGAATGTGGAGTAATAACAAGAACTGTAACAGATAATGTCAATCATCCTTCGCATTATGAGACAGGAAACTTCGAGTGCATTGATGTAATGATTGAAACACAAGGGAAAGAAGCTGTTATGGACTTCTGTATCTGTAACGCATTTAAGTACATCTACAGGCACAATAACAAAAATGGCATTGAAGATGTCAAAAAGGCTAAATGGTATCTGGATAAATATATAGAATTAGCAGAAAAATAAAAAAGCCGCTGATTTGCGACTTAATTATTTTCAACATAAGATTTCAGAATGTGTATCACGAGATTAGAAAGAGAGCGACCTTGCTTTTTTGCAATCGCTTCCAGATCAACACGCAATTCACTTGGAACACGAACTGTTATTTGAGCATCGTTTTGCTTTTGCTTTTTAGCCATATATTACACCTCCATAAGCATAATATAACATAAACGGATAAATATTGCAATGCAAAGCACTGCAAAGCAATAAAAAGCACTGCAAAGCATTGCAAAGCACTGCATTTTGTGATATAATACCCATATCAATTAAAGATAAGGGGTGTGTATTTATGATTATAGGCTATGCGAGAGTATCAACCAAGGAACAGAACCTTGCAAGACAGTTAGAAGCACTAAAAAACGCCGGATGTGAAAAGATTTACATGGATAAGTTATCAGGCAAGGACTTTGAACGTCCAGATTATCAGACTATGATTGCAAATTTAACAAGTGATGATGTTTTAATTGTCTTGTCTATTGATCGTTTAGGAAGAGATTATGATGAGATCATGGAAGAATGGCGAAGAATTACTAAGACGATCAAAGCAGACATTAAGGTTCTTGATATGCCGTTACTTGACACGACTATCGGAAGAACCGGAGACTTGACAGATACATTTATCGCTGATCTGGTATTGCAGATTCTTTCTTATGTTGCGAATCTTGAAAGAGAACATATCAGAGAGAGACAGGCAGAAGGAATCGCTATTGCAAAGAAAGAAGGCAAATACAAGGGCGGCACAAAGAAAACTGTAGATAGTGAATTGCTTGACAGCAATTTGATTCTTTACAGGTCCGGTAAGATCACCAAGTCTGCATTTGCGAAGAATATCGGTGTATCACGACCGACTTTAGACAGAATTTTGTCTGAATACGCTGCATAAGCGTTTTATGCTCTATCGCCAAATGGTAAGGCACAGGACTTTGATTCCTGCAGTTGTTGGTTCGAATCCAACTAGGGCAGTTTGGATTCTTAATGTTTTTCATTTTGGGATCCTCTTTTCGGCCCACTAGCGGAATGCTGATTAAAGAGCCGTCACAAGGCTCGGTGGGTTTTGCCGGTTGAATACCGGCACGTATAAACCCCTTTATTCCATGGGGAACACACATTTCTCCTTTTGCGCGTCTGTCTCCCCAAGAAGGATGCGCACACGAAGCATAGATCAATGGCAGATCATACGGTTTTACACACCCCACGTTTTCCAGTAAATTCCGGTTCGATTCCGGGTGCTTCGTATTTCACAACCTGCATACCCAGGAATACGTTTTGACGCAACAAACTATTTTTTATCGGGTTGTGAATGTAATATCTTGTCTGATTCTATGTCACTGATTCGCGGTGCGTGACTAACGAACAGTCTTGGATTTTGCGCGGTGTTCACGCGTGCGCCACACAATTTCGACTAACCCGCGGCGAAAAAAGTCGCTTCGACATGTAGTGTAATTGGCTAGCATAATTCGCATATTGCGATATAGGTGGAGTTCGAATCTTCCGTGTCGATTCCCTTGCAAAGGGGCATTTTTTGTTCTCCCAATGTTGTGGAATCCAACCATGCACATTTTCGGATGTGCATACCGTCACAGGCGGTATTTTGCCGATATAACCCTAATTTGGTAAGGGAACAGTTTGCTAAACTGTCAGTAGTCGCTTATGCGGCGTATAGGTTCAAGTCCTATTGTCGGCGTTTGAAAAAGCAATGAACATCGGAGCTTAGTTGTTGGTTATCTTTGCATCCGTAAAACCATCTTGCTTTTCAGTTGATGCGTATGCAAATAGGTAAGCAGGGCACGTAGGGTGTCTGTTCTGCTATAGAAGAATATGTGTGGTGCAAATCCACACCGCATCAAGAGTCCGGTTAGCGACCGGATAGGCAGGCGTTGCGGTATTCCCTGCCGAATCAATAAAATGCCGATGCCTGAGAACGCCGCATTGCGGAATGTCTGCATCGGAAACCGCACATTGTAGCATATCTCAATGGCAGAGTGGCGAGCGCTCGGAAAACAACGATGAAAGCCGGATGGTGGTTCGAATCCACCTGCTACACTTTACAGCAAACTAGGTTCGCTACCGAAAAGCACTTCCGCTGTGCCTGTTTGCTGGATTTATTGTTTCAGCGGAATAATATCAAGCGGAGGTATTGATTATGGCAAAAGTAACAGTAAGAAAAGATAAAAATTTTACAGTTATAAGCAATGATATTTTTAAGGATACTAGATTATCTTTTAAGGCAAAGGGGCTTCTCACAACAATGCTGAGTTGCCCTAAAAATTGGAACTATACGATTGAGGGATTGTCTAAGCTCTCAACAGACGGAAAAGCAAGCATAAGAAGCGCGCTGAATGAATTAGAAGAGTATGGCTATTTGGAAAGAAAACAGTTAAGGAACGAAAAAGGCGCGTTTACAGACACGGAATACATAGTGTATGAGCAACCGATGTCCGATTTTCGGAAAACGGATAAACCGACATCGGATAAACGCACACAATTAAATAATAATATATTAAATACTTATGAATTAAATAATAATTATGCTTTTCCTAAAGGAAAAGGTAGTTCATGCTTTTCTGGCGAAAAGGCGGTCGGGCAAAGCAATGTTAAATATCGAATTGATGATGTTCCGAACCTTGTTAGTCGATATGCAGAACCAAACACGCTAGGAAGCCGAATAATCGACCTTAGAAACATTATCCAATATTTTATCAGCAGATACGAAGAAGAGTCGGATATAAGGCATATAGACGTATCAGGCAGTGCGATTAAGAGTATCGTCGATGCATATTTCCATCCGACCGGAAAAGTAGTTGATTGTGAAGCAGAAGATTATATGTGGATGATTGATGATTACTTTGCAACCGATTACAAGATAAATGGCAGGCGTGTATCTAAGAGCTTACAGCATTTCTTTTCCGGGAAGATCAGAGAGAATATTTACATGAAACGAATATAGGAGTGAGAGATATGTGTGACTTATGTAGAAAAATAGTTGATGTTAAAACAGGATTTTTGGATGCACTTATGACGCAAGAGGATTTTATTGCGAATGAAAATGGAACAATTTTCTTGTACATAAATACAGGCGATAGCGGATGTCCTGGAACGATAGATGTAAATTATTGCCCTATGTGCGGTAGAAAGTTGGTGGAAAATAAATGAAGAAAATACCAACATTGTTTGAAAGAGTATATGAAAATCATAAAATCGTAGACATACTTCCGAATGTTGTACAAGGCATGGAGTGGGTGCTTAAAGGGGAAGGCATAGCAACCTTAAAAGTTGATGGCTCATGTTGCGCGATCATAAACGGAGAATTTTATAAGCGGTATGATGCGAAAAGAGGTAAACCAATTCCCAAAGGTGCTATTAAATGTCAAGAAGAACCAGATCCAATAACCGGTCACTTGCCATGTTGGGTGAAGGTTGACAAAAATAAACCGGAAGATAAATGGTTTAGGGAAGCATACAAGAACGCCATTGATAGTGGAAAAATTGAAACCACTAATAGCGGATTGGCGAGCGGAAAAATAAGCGAACACAGAGAGTTTATTTATCCCAAAATGCAAGATGGCACTTATGAAGCGATTGGAGTTCATTTTCAAGGAAATCCATATGATTTACGATCTGATACGATAGTAAAACACGGAACGATAATCATAGATGTTGAAAGAACATTCGATGGAATTAAGAAATATCTGTCAGACCATTATATTGAGGGCATTGTATTCTGGCTTGATGGAGAGCCAAGATGCAAAATCAAGCGTTCTGATTTTGAATTTGAGTGGGGAAATAAGAAATGAAAACACTAATTGATTTTATCAAAAATCTGAAATCTTTTTATCGGTTTTATAAAAATTATGAGTATAACGGTGCTGAATGTGAGTTCATTATCGAAAATTATCAAAAAGTATTATGCAGCAGAACAAAAACTATGAGTAAGCCGACATATTATGCAAATTCAGTTATCGGAGAAATGGATAGGTGGTACGAAGATAGTTGGAAACAAATGTACAAATGCCAACCAATTGAGAAGTTTTAAGGAGTGATGATATGGACTACCAAGACACAATTAAGAAAATGGAAAAAGAAATAGCAAGACTTCGAAAAGAATTAGACGAAGCCAAGTCAGGAATAGAAACATCACAGAACGAGTCTCTTATTTACGATGATACGACGAAAATAGATATTCTTGGAACAGAATACAGAATTGAAATCCACAAAGTATCAGAGGACAGTTTCATGGAGGAAAAAAGTCTTGCAGGCTATTGTGAAGAAGAAAACAAGTTGATTGTAGTTGCCGATATGTCCGAAGAAAAATATTTTGCAGGCATGGACGAAAAAGCGCAGGAAACATATCGCAAAAAGACCTTAAGACATGAAATTATGCACGATTTTCTGAATGAGAGCGGGCTGTCTGATAGTTCAAATCGGTTTGATGGTGCATGGGCAAAGAATGAGGAAATGGTTGACTGGTTTGCAATTCAAACCCCGAAAATCTTTTCTACGTTCAAGAAAATGAATATTTTGTAAACATGTATTACCGGCTGCAGATTGATTGTAGTCGCTACCCTAAAACAGTTATAGGCAGAGATTTCTTTTCGGCATCTCTGCTTGAATGAGCGGAGGTGCTTTTCTTTATGGCATCTAAAGAGTTAATCAACACAGTAAATCAATATGACAATTTTATAAAGACACATCTTGTCGATGAATCCGTAATATCTGCCTACGTGGAAGCCTGTAAGGTTGCTATAAATGGCGAAAAGGACATTGACTATGGGTTACAACTCACGAAGCGGTCTAAGGGAATTATAGAGCAATTCTGCATGAAGCAGACAGGTGGAACTATATGGGATTTAGAGAAATACGCATTTGAGCATGAAGTAAATTATGAGTTAGTAGATCAGTATTACAATACATTGCTTCTTGAAGCACCGCATTTATTTCACAGTTATCTTCTTTATCTCGAAAAAGACAGGGAAGAAAGCGAGCGCTTTTATCAACCAAAAATGAAGCAGCTTAACAAGCATGGACTTATACAATCTATGCAGGATTTAGAAGATGATAAATACAATAGACTGTGCATATCCATGCCGCCGGGAACGCAAAAAACAACATTGGAGAAATTTTTTTGTTCGTGGATAATTGGAAAGCACCCTAAAGATTATAGTCTTTTCTTTTCTCACAGTAACGAAATCACAGGAAAATTCTATAAGGGAGTTCTTGATATAACAACAGACGATAAAGAGTATAAGTGGAATGTTATATTCCCTGATCTTCCGTTGCAAAGCACAAATGCACAAGCACAAGAAGCAAATTTCGGAAAATATAAAGCGTTTTCAAGTATTCAATGTTCGTCCATAGGAGCTAAAAATGCCGGTAAAGTAAGAACTAATCGTTACTTATATTGTGATGACCTTATAGGTTCGATTGAAGAAGCACTTAACCCGGCAATCCTTGACAAGATATGGAGAATTTATGGAGTTGATCTAAAACAAAGAAAACTCAATGAACAGGTTAAAGAAGTTATCATAATGACAAGGTGGAGTACGAAAGATATTATCGGACACATAATTGAGCTTTATGGAAACGACCCAAAACTGAAAATAATTTCGATCCCGGACATTGACCCGCAAACCGGAAAAAGTAATTTTGATTATGAGTATAACGGAATGTCGGTAGAGTTCTTTGCAGACCAAGCACTTACAATGGACGATGTGTCATACAGGTGTTTGTATAAACAAGATCCGATCGAACGTGAAGGATTGCTTTACCCTGAAAACAAGATAATGAGATATAAAGAGCTTCCAAACACGAAAATTAAAAGAATTACGGGGCAGTGTGATACGAAGTCACGCGGAACGGACTTGTATGTATTTCCTTGCTTGGTTGAATTTGAGGGGTACGAAGGAATTTATTATTGCACAGATACTATATGCAATGATTCGGCAGATTATGAAAAACAATATGAAGATTCTGCAAATTTAATTGTTGATAATGAAATGCATGATTGCGACTTTGAATCAAACCAAGGCGGAGATAGAGTTGCGAACGAAGTGAGAAAGCGCGTAGAAGAAAAAGGATGGTTATGCAATATATCAGACACGGCAACAGAGACAAACAAGGAAGCGCGAATATTTCAATGCTCCGGCTGGGTTTTGCAACATATTGTATTTAAAGATAGTAGCCTGTATGACCCAAAAAGCGATTATGGGACAATGATGGGATGGCTACTTAGATATTCTGTGTCTGGAAAGACTTTGCACGATGATGTACCGGATGTTTTCTCAAACTTTGCGTTGAGAATGAAGGCCGGAGGAAGAACGAGAGAAGCAAAAATTATTTCAAGTCCAATATAAAGGAGTGGTGTTTAGTGACAACGGCAAAATATTTATCACAGATTAAAGAATTTGACATTAAAATCGACCGGAAGATTGCAGAAAAAAATAGGCTACGTGAAATTGCGACATCTACAGGTGGTACCGGTGATGGGGAGAGAGTGCAAACTTCTATTAAGCGTGACAAGTTGGGAGACACGGTTGCGAAGATCATTGATACAGAGAAAGAAATCGACCATTTAATCGACATTTACGTGTCTAAGAAACAAGAGATTATTAAGCAGATCGACCAGATGGAAGATATGGAACAATACGAGATATTGCATTTATACTTTGTGGACGGATATAATATCAAAGAATGTGCAAAATTCAAGGATTGTAGCACGCGAAAAGTTGATTTACTCAAATCAAAGGCGATGAAAGCATTCGAGAAAATGTTTGGAAAATTATATTATGCGTAAGTTTGCGTACATTTGCGTTATTTTGCGTATGTTTGCATATTGTTTCGCTACCCAACATATAGTATAGTTAAACTGCAAATGTTGTCTAAAGACATTTCAATTTCTTTCATAGAAAAATCATTGAAAAAGCATCGTGGCGCTATCACGGTGCTTTTTTAATGCAATTTTTTAGGAGCATAGGATGAAAAGTAAAACAATATACTGCCCAAGATGCAATCGCAAAGTAGGCATCTATGATGGGCGGTCGACATTCACAATGACATATAGTTGCCGGAAATGTGGAAAAAGGATTTCGTTCAATCCGGTAGACAACGAGATAAAGATAAAAGACAGACCGCAAAGAGAAGTATCAAGCGGAGTAATGATTATGTAGGTGGTATCTATGCAGACAATAGGCAGAATCAATATTACAACGGACGTTCCTTATATCGACGAAACAAACGTTGTAAGTGTTTTACGCAAAGCGTATATTCAGCATACCATAAATGCTAACAGAATTGAATATTTGCTTCGATATGATGCAGGAGAGCAACCACTTACAAGAACAAAGACTGTAAGATCAGACATCGACTGCCAGTGCGTAGATAATGTGGCAAACGAAATCACGGAGTTCTGGAACTCTTACATGTTTGGCACACCAATCAATTACGTTCAGACAGCAAATAATGACGATGAAGAAATCTCCGAAGCTGTCAAAGAATTAAACAGACAGTTGGCGCTTGCCGGAATCAGTAGCAAAACAACCGAAATAGGAAGATATGTGACTATCGGTGCTGTCGATTATGTCTATATAGATATCAATGAGCAATACAAGCCCGGCAAGAGTTTTATTTCTTATAATGTGCTTGACCCTACAACGTCATTTGTTGTGAAGTCAAGCTATTATCCTGATAAGCGTCCGATGATGGGTGTCACATACCGACACGATATGGAAACCGGTAATAATTACTTTACCTGTATTACAGATGATAAGAGATACGAAATCATAAATCTCCATAAAATCATAAATGAAGATGTAAAACAGGATGAAGTATGGAAGCACGCAGAACGAAGCGGAGAAAAGAACCCATACGGAATTATCAATATCGTTGAATGGTACCGGTCACATGATCGAATGGGTGTGTGGGAGAGACAGATATCCGAAATGGATAATCTGAATCTTATGATTTCGGATTTTAGTAACGGGGTAGATCAATCAATTCAAGCGATATGGCACGGAAACGATATTGAATTTCCGACCGAAAAAATCGTACTTGCAGATGGTACAGAAAAAGAAGTAACCAAGAAGCCACAATCTGGCGAGTGGATACTTACATACACGTCAAAAGACGGATCAAAGCCATCTATAAATCCGCTTAGCATAAATTACGATTATCCAGGAATGCTCAACAACATTTCATATCGCTTTCAAAGAATATTGCAAAAGTGCAATGTTCCACAGAGAAATGATAACAGCGGTGGTAGTACAGGCATTGCGATGTCGGATGCTACCGGATGGAGCCAAGCAGAAACAGCCGCATCTAAGCAACAGATGATTATTGATTCTATCAAGATGCAGGAAGCAGAAGTTATTTTGGCGGTTATAGATAAATCGCCGGACATTCCACAGGATAGTCCGCTTAGAAAACTTACGCTTGCAGATATCGAACCAAGTATAAAGAGGCAAAAGACATACGAAATGTCAACAAAGGTCAATTCGATTGCAACGTTGCTTAGTCACGGATTTAGTCTTGAAGATTCTTTGAATGGTGTTCCGTTCTTTGACGATAACAACGAAGTTTGTACGAGAAGCGGCGATATGGTACGAAGATATCAAGAATCTATCGTGAATAAATCAACCGGTACTCAATCAGAGGGTGGAGAAGGGGAGAAATCCCCAAATGCTGATAGAACCATGCAGGACTTATCAGACCAGATAAGCAACAGCCCAATGATAGACAAAACAAGGACTGATAAATAATGGATTTAGAAGAATTAAATGCGTTATCAGAAGATAAGCAGTTATCTATCGACTACGAGACATATTTCGGAGAGATGGATTTGAGCGAAGAACAGAAAAAACAACGCATCTCACTTGCCAAAAGGCTAGAAGATGATATGTTGTTTTTCTTTGCTTTAATTTCTGTTTTAAGGCAATACGAATACGATAACATGCAATTCGCTATTGATAGCCTTGAAAACAGATATAGAGCCACGTTAGGCGCATATATGGATATAGATGATTACTTGTCAGACTATATCAAAGAATTTGCTGACTATACCGCAGATGTGACACAGAGACACGCGGACGATGAATGGTATTTATCGCAAGACAGGGCGGTTCTCATAGCAGAGAATGAAGCAAATACAGATTGGAACTATTCTGAATACCAACAGGCAATCGCAAACGGTATGAAACAGAAAACATGGTTGACTATGCAAGATAGGCGCGTGAGACACACCCATATGAAAGTTGACGGAAAAACGATACCGATTCAATCGGTGTTTTTGGTTGGCGATTCGGAATTTTTATTTCCGAAAGATCAGACATTTTCGCCAAGCACAAATGAAGTAGCTGGATGCAGATGCACAATTACATATTCGTGATTTTTAGCCATTAGGTTCTTGCCTAGTGGCTTTTTATATGTGCGCTAGAGAAAGCGCAAAACAAATTTCGCAAGTGTGCAGAGAAGCACGTAAAAATTCGCAGAAAGAAGAGGTAAAGATTATGGCAGATGTAAACGTAACAACACAGGCACAGGAGCCGCAGACAACAGAACCGGTTACAACACAGCCTACGGTCGAAGAACTCATGGCACAGCTTGCAAGTGAGAGAGCCGAGAAGGAGAAGTATAAAAACGCTTCTGATAAGGCTAGTTCCGAAGCAGCGAACTATAAGAAGCAGTTGCGCTCAAAGCAGACAGCAGAGGAAGCAGAAGCAGAAGCAAAGGCGGAAGCTGAACGACTTCAAAAAGAAAAATATGAGGAAATGAGCAAGGAACTCGACCACATTAAGGCGGTTTCGGCATACAAGAGCATTTCCACAGAAGATGCTGTCGAGAAGTTGATTGATGCTGTTGCGGACGGAGATCATTCTGCCATTGCAGCGATCATTCAGAAAGAAATCAAGGCGGCTGTAGCTGTCAAGGAGGCTGAATGGATGAAGTCAAGACCGCCTATCAATACAGGTGGTGGAGATAACGCAATCTCAAAGGAACAATTCAATAAGATGAAGTACCAAGAGAGAGTTGAGTTTAAGAGTAAGAATCCGGAGCTTTACAAGAAGTATACGGAGTAATTTCAGGAGGTAAAAAACTATGCCACAGACAAAGTTAGCAAATTTAGTTGATCCGGAGGTTATGGCGGATATGGTATCTGCAAAACTTCCTAAGAAGATCAAGTTTTCTCCGATTGCGAGAATTGACACAACATTGGTTGGTAGACCGGGAAGCACAATCGTTGTACCAAAATATGCGTATATTGGTGACGCGGAGGATGTCGCAGAAGGTGTTGCAATGGGAACGACCGTTCTTACTGCATCTACAACAGAAGCAAAGGTAAAGAAAGCCGGCAAGGCAGTAGAGCTTACAGACGAATCATTGTTATCCGGTTATGGTGATCCTATGGGAACTACGGTAAACCAGATTGCTATGTCAATCGCAGCAAAGGTCGATAACGATTGTTACGATGCTCTTTGCGATGCACCGATTAAGTATGATGGAACAGCTGCAAATATCAGTTATTCCGCTGTTGTATCAGCGAACAGCAAATTTGACGATGAATCAGACGCATCGCTTGCAAAGATTCTGTTTATCAATCCGGAGCAGGAAGCAACACTTCTTAATGACGACGATTTCAAGAGCAACGACAAATATCCTCTTGATGTTATCATGAAGGGAACGATCGGTTCGATTGCTGGCGCACAGGTTGTCAAGTCCAAGAAGGTAAAGCTCGTAAAGTACGAGAAGGACAATGAGGCTGGCACTATTACAATCGTAGCAGACACAGTAACAGAAGATACGACAAAGAAGCATCTGTCAACAATTCTTCCGAACTATGCTGGAAAGCTTGTTGTCGGAGACAAGGTTAAGGAAGCTACAACACCTTATTATGCTTGTCCGCTTGTTATTGTATCAACAGAAGATCCTAACGAGGATTCAAGTGTAGATGGTGCTTCCGAAGAAGAGAACGCACTTACAATCTACATGAAGAGAGATGTCGAGATCGAGGCAGACAGAGATATTCTGGCAAAGACAACCGTTATCTCTGGTGATGAGCATTACACAGCCGTATTGAGCAACGATTCAAAGGTTGTTGTTGCACATTTCAAGGCGTAAGGCGGTGATCGTATGCTGTTGAGACGACACAAAATCAATGCGGCTACGCTTTGCAACGTAGAAGCCGAAAAAGAGGTTCAAAAGACAACATACGGTGATGAGTTGAATTATGAGGAAGAACCGGACAAGTTTCCGTGTTCTTCCCCATTCACTAAGACAAGCATCAATCGTATGTCAACCGCAGAATTACAAGAACTTGCCGCAGAACAAGGGATTGAAGATGCGACAGAAATCAGCGGTTCAGAGTTGAAGAAGATTCTGATTGAGAAATTCAGATTGTAGGAGATTTTAAGCATGGACGAAAAAGCAATATTAGAACAAGTGAAAATTCGATTACTGCATTATTCTGTGGACGAATCAACTTCTGATGTTGTTTTCGACCATGTTCAAGAGAATCCGCTTTTGCAACAGCTTATTAAACAGGCTATATCTGCCATCAAAGCAGAAAGGCACTATGAGAACAATCCGGCTATATACACCAAGGAAAAAATCGAAGAGGACTTGAAACGATATGAGAACAATGTTGTTGATTACGTTGTCTATTATCGCTCACAGGCTGGAGAGAGCTTCATGAAGAGTTTTTCGGAAAATGGCGTATCAAGGTCGTGGGTTGATTCCGGTAAGTTGTTTGCAGGAGTGACAGCAATCTCTAAGATTGTATAAAGAAGATTGTGCGTTATCGTGTCTGAGGTTCGGATGCGGTAGCAGGCGGTGTGCATCAAGGGTGGTGGGCGGCATACCAACTAAAAGAGAAATAGGAGCTACAGAATGAAAGAGTTTTTGTTACAGACATATACGGTCGTTCTTCCAATAATGCTCGGATATATTGTCTGGCTTCTTAAACAGCAAAAGAAAGATAAGGATGCAAACAGCAAAGGAACAATGCTTCTTTTGCGTGTGCAACTTATAGAGTACCACGATAAATACGTTGCACTTGGCGAGATACCATCTTACGCATATCAGAACTTTTCAGAAATGTACGACGCGTATCACGCTCTTGGTGGTAACGGAATGATAACAAAGATGTATGAGGAAATCAAGCAAATACACTTGAAGAACGGAGGAAAAGAATAATGCAGGAATTATTAAGCAACGCGACAATTCTACTTGCGGTAGTTGGAGCTTTGGCGTTCGTTGTGTCTGTAATTACGCAGGTAATTAAGGGCATCTTCAAGAATGTTCCGACAGACTTAGTTGTATTTGTGCTGTCGATTGCTCTTACAGTAACGGCGTTCGTCGCATATATGCAGTATATTGGTGCAGTAATGCTATGGTATATGATCGTCGCATCCGTAATCGCCGGATTTATTGTGGCGTTTGTTTCAATGTTTGGATGGGAAAAGCTATCAGAACTGTGGAATCGGTTCGGCAAGGATGTGAAGTAAATGTCATTAGATATTAACAAGCAGAAGATGAAGTATTCTCTTAGCCTTGGATTGCAACCGCAGTACAGACGCGATGATGATGGGAATATCATTTATACCGGATATACGGATGATGATGGCACATTTATTCCATATTTGGATGAAGATGGCAATAAGATACCAGAAGTAACAGGAGAACCGATTGAAGCATATACGGAGCCTGTTATTTTTTATTCTTCTATCAGCAACAAGTTAAGCGAAGCAACCGCAAAAGAGTTCGGAATCGATGATTCAACAAATTATGCACAGCTTGTCGCAGACAAAAACGCATTTCCGCTTGTGGAAGGTGCATTGATATGGAAGCGGTCGGAAGTTGGATATAAGGACAATGAAAAGACAATCATTGATTCAACGTCGGCAGATTACATCGTCAAAGGTGTGGCAGATGAAGGATTGACAGTTGACCTTTATTTGCTCCGTAAGAATGTGAAGAACGCAGAGTAGGTGATGGCATGGCACGTAAAAAGACAATCAGTATGAATTGTCTGTCTCAATCAAGCATTCAGAACGCTATAAAACAGCTTAGAGACTACCAAAATAGTTTGACGTATAAATGTCAGATGGTGGCTCAAAAGTTAGCTGAAAAGGGCGTAGAGATTGCGAGAGTACAGATTGCAGACCTTGATGCGATATTTAATCAAGATTTGATTAAAAGCATTCACTCTGAATATGTTGGAAGTGTCAAGGGCGGTGGTGTATGGGCGGTTGTGGCTGGTACAGATCATGCGATGTTCGTTGAGTTCGGAACCGGAATTGTAGGTAAGCAATCACCTTATCCGGGAAAATTGCCGGATGGCGTAACATGGAACTACGCAAGCGGTAAGACAATTAGACAGGCTATGCAAGACATATCTATAAATGGAGATACATTTGTTAAGGCTGGCGAATATTATTGGACTTACATCGGAGATGATGGAAAACTGCATATCACAAAAGGTATGCCAAGCAGACCTTTTATGTATTATACATCGCTGCAACTTATGAAGATTGTCGAGAAAACTGTAAAAGAGGTATTCAAGAATGGTTGATAACACATGGGCTTATGAAAATGAAACAAAGGTTTTTGGTATTCTTAATTCATATGCCATTCCAAGGCTGAGAAAGAAATTTCCGAGTATGAAGTGGCAAAAAGGCGTTACGATAACAAATGTCGAAAGCAGTTTGTCAAAACCAACATTTCCAACCATATACGTTCACGAATTGCCCGGAACAGAGCAAGGAAGGACGTTGGACGGGCAGAATATCAACGGAGTTTTAACCACGTTTGAGGTTCACGAACACATCACAGTATGATGCAAAGATTATGCTTGCGATAGTCGCAGACGTATTTAAGACTATGAGATTCGAGGCAACACCAATGCCGGAATTTAAGTCTGATGGAACAGTGTACAGAAGCATTGCGAGATTCAGAAGAATACTCGGAGCAAATGATAGATTGATGGATAAATAATTTAAGAACCTGTTTTGGGTTCTTTTTTTATGCAAATTTTTAAGGAGGTAAAAAAGATGGCAGCAGCAGGTATTTCAACACTTGGAATTACATTCGGCTATGGCTCAGAGGCAACCGCTGGAACAAAGCCAACGTCATTTAAGCAGTTGACACGTATCAACGCAATAGGCGGTATTAATATTGAGCCGGAACAAATTGATGCATCTGCATTGGAAGATTTTATTACAAGATATGTAAAAGGACGTGCGGATACAGGTGGTTCATTCCCTGTAACAGTAAACTTTACAACTGAGACAATCGCAGAGTGGGAGGCTCTTATCACAGAGTACAAGGCATTGTCCGGTGGAAAGAGAATGTGGTTTGAGACAATTATTCCGGGAATCGAGAAGTCGTTCTTTGTTGTAGCACAGCCACCAGAGCAGATCCCACAGCCGGAAATCGGACAGAACGAACTGCTTACAATCGAGATGAATCTTACGATTGAAGAGTACAAGGGAATGGATACATCCGTGGCATTTACACCGGGGGAATAGTTAGTCACTCGTTAAATTCTGATACCGCAGTGATGAGTGACGAAGAATCGAATGCGGTAAACACCTATTCATCGTATGCTGATGAATAATGACATTGCACAGAAAGGGCGGACTCCGGTCTGCCCCTTTCCTATGTGAAAGACATAGGAGGAAAGGTAAAAGGTATTAAATATGAAAACAATTACAGTCGATGGAAAAGAATATAAGTTAGAGTTCGACTTCGCTGCGGCAGAGGTTGGGGAACTTGTACAGAAAATGTTCGAAATGAAATCTGGACTTTATATTGCCAGATCAGCGCAAGCAGGTAACAACGTCGGAGTGGCAGTTCTTGACGGAACTGGAGAAATGCTTGCTACAGTTCCTAGAATTTGTGTTCTGGCATTTTATGCCGGATGTTTAGAGAATAACCCTGTATCCGAAGATGAAGCGAGGACTCTGTTAAAAAAATATATGAAACAGGAAAAGAAGTCTTTCAGAGATGTATATAACGAGATAATTTATCCATGCATGGAAGATGATGGTTTTTTCGTGACGAGCGGAATCGACAAGATGGTGGATTCCATGAATCAGGCAATGGAGAATGCAGAACAGGAACAGACACCGAAGGTAGCTCCACAAGACCACAAGAAGAGTTCAAAAGCGTCCACGAAGTAATCTGGAAGGGTTTTTTCCCTTCGGCATATTCTATGGGAATTTCATATGAAGAATTTAAGCATATGAATCCGCGCAAGTTGGAATATGTGCGTGACGGATATAAGCAAAAAATCAAACAGATAGATGCTCTTAATTGGATGAACGGTCAGTACACTATGTCTGCAGTTGCGGTTGCAATCGAAGCAAACTTCGCAAAAAATCCCAAAGGCAAATACATGAAAAAACCTTTTATTTTGGCTATGGAAACGCGAGAAGAAGATTTGCAAAAGCAACGTGAAGCGTTTTTGGCTGGGCTTCTTGCTATGCAGGCAAATTATGAATTAGAGCATCCAAAAAATAAGGACAATACAGACGGTACAACATAAGTTTGTGCCGTCTTTTTTACTATGTAATGGCAGAAAGTTGGTGGAATCGTGGCAACGGATATTGATAGCTTACAGATTAAAATCGGAGCGGAAGCACAGAAAGCAAATAGTGAGATTGACAAACTCATAAATAAATTGGGTGTTCTGTCTAAATCTCTTGGTAGTGTAGACACAAAAGGTTTACAAAAGCTGGCAAGCGGCGTGAATATCCTTAGTGGCGCAATGCAGAGTTTCCAAGGCGTGAAACTGTCCGATTTTACGAGAATTGCCAAAGGAATACAGAAATTTGAAGCGGTGGATGGAACAAAGCTATCGCAGTTATCAAGCACGTTGACACCGCTTGCAAGCGGGATTGCTACACTTAGTGGACTGAATTTTGATAATAAAGGTCTTGTGAATTTTATAAATTCGATTACAAGGTTGTCAAATTCAAATGTGGTCGGCCTTAACTCTGTAAATTTCGCACAGTTAGGGGCAAACATAAATCAACTTACATCGGCGCTAAGTAGTTCTAAAAGTGTTGCAAGTAACACAATCCAAGTCGTAAATGCGGTGTCGAGATTGGCAAGTGCCGGAGCAAATGCACAGGCAACAAGCACAGCATTACCGCTCTTAGGAGCAAACCTTAAACGTCTGATAAATTCGTTGTCAAAGGCTGGAGTTGTATCAGAGAATACAATACAGTTTGCGTCGGCGTTAGGGCTTCTTGCATCTGCCGGAAACAGAACTGCGCAGACCGCCGCAAATCTTGATGCACTTGCGGAAGCATTGAAGCGGTTTATGCAAACAATGTCAACCGCACCGACAGTTAATGCAAACATTATCCAAATGACACAGGCGATCGGACAGCTTGCATCAAACGGTAATCGTGTCGGAAGTGTGACACGTGGACTTACATCATCGCTAAATAGCTGGGGAAATTCAGCAAAGAAAGCATCGAAGCATTCATTCAACCTTGCATATGCAATAGGTAAAGTATATGCGACATATTGGATGTTATTCAGAGCGTTAGGAGTATTCCGTAAAGCAATAGATATAAGCGGTGCTTTGACAGAGGTTCAAAATGTCGTTGCACATTCTTTTGGGCCGTCTATGGATAAGGTCGAAGAGCAGGCTAAGAATGCGATTTACACACTCGGAATGTCTGAGTTGTCATTCAAGAAGTATGCATCAACATATCAATCAATGGGCCTTGCTATGGGTATTACTGCTAAGCAAGTAGGCGATGCGAACAACTTCCTTGCAAAGTCCACAGATGGCTATGTACAAGCATCTGATGATATGGCAGACGTTTCTCTGAATCTGACTAAGTTAGCCGGTGATATTGCATCGTTCTATGATAAGTCGCAAGCAGACGTTGCGGAAGATTTACAGTCCGTTTTCACAGGTACCATTATGCCGATGAGAAAATATGGCGTTTCGCTTGACATGGCGAGCTTAAAAGCGTTCGCATTGGCTAACGGATTAAATGCTGATGTTTCGAGTATGACGCAAGCAGAAAAGACGATGCTTCGTTATCAGTACGTCATGGCACAAACAACGGCGGCACAAGGTGATTTCGCAAGAACCGCTGATACATGGAACAACCAAGTGCGATTACTTGGAGAGAATTTCAAGAGGCTTGGTGCTATATGGGGTAATGCCGGCATCAACATGTTAAAGCCTTTACTTCAAGCACTTAATAAAGGCTTGGATGCGGTTATCAATTTTTCAGAGAACATAGTCAACGCTTTGGGTGCTATATTTGGATGGAAATTGGAAATCCAACGTGGTTCGCTTGCAGATGATTTTGAGAATGCGGCAACAGGCGCAGACGATCTTGCGTCTGGAACAGGCAAAGCGGCTGATAATGCTAAGAAGTTAAAGCAACAGTTACAGGGATTCGATGAATTAAATGTCTTAAATACGCCTAACGATGGTTCCGGCGGTAGTGGTGGCTCTGGTGGTGGTGGCGGTGCATCTTCCGGTGGTTCAAGCGGTGGAATGAAGTTTAACGTCACAGAGACAGACGGACTTTACAAAAGTGCCATTTCTAACCTTAGAGGACTCGGAGAATACATCGGAATAAATCTGACGAAAGAACTTGAAAGCATTGATTGGGATAGTGCTTACAAGGGTGCGGAGAATTTTGGTAAAGGATTGGCAGACTTTTTAACAGGTCTTATATCTCCACAGCTTTTCTACGCAACAGGAAAAACTATTGCAAATTCGTTAAACACTGCAATTACTGCATCGCTTAGTTTTACAGATAACTTTGATTTTGACGACCTTGGATTGTCCATTGCGTATGGAATAAACGGATTTTTCCAAAACTTTGATTTTAAGAAGTTTGCAAAGGCTATCAATGGTTGGGTAGATGGAATCGAAGATACAATATTTACTGCCTTAAAAAATATATCATGGTCGGATGTATTAAAAGGTGGTGTTGATTTCCTTACCGAATTAGACCTTGATACGGTTGTAATTGCCATCGGTGCTTTTAAATGGATGCATGGCGGTAAAGAGATTGCCACAGGCGTGTTAAAGAATTTGCTTGCAAAGGAAATATCAACAGGAATTGGCGATAAAACCATTCCTCTTAGCAAAGCAATTTCTATCTCAATTACAACAGCGGTAATTGGATTTAAGGTTGGAAATTGGCTGTACGAAAATACACCGTTCAGTAAGTTTGCAGATGCGGTAGCAAAGTGGCTGGTTGATAAAGAGGGGAATATCAATATTCCTAAATCAATAGGAATTACCATAGGCTCTTTGTCTCTTGCTATTGGAGCGGTCAAATTATCGGATGTTGCAATAAATGCAATTAAAGGAGCTATTACAGGTGGTGCGACAAGCGCGGCAGCAAGTGCGGCAGCTTCAACAAGCACAATAAGCGCAATCCAAGGTTCTATAAAGGGACTTTTAGGAACTGCGTGGACAGGAATGACGACAAACGTATCTGTTTTGTTTGGAGCCGGTACAGCTTACGAAATTGGAGCGGCTTTATGCACAACTTTACTTGCTGGAATAAGCGCGGCAATTATCGGATATAAAATTGGGCAAAAGATATACGAACAATTTCACAAGCAGATTGATTCTGCGGTAGAAAAAACAATAGATTACGTAAAAAATATAGGATCGTTAGACCCATCCGACCCAACAGACACAAACGACGCAGATTACGTGTCTGTGTATAATCGAGCTTTGGAATTATTCAATAATCAAAGAACGGAAACAGCTCAAAAAAATGCTGCAGCTGTTGCGGATGCGTGGGAAACAAACATGAATCGCGGTATGAATAGTGTAGATGCATTTGCAAAAGCACTTGATACAGCAGAAAAATTGGGCGCAAAGATTCCACCTACAATGCGTAGAATCGGAGACGAGACAAAGAATACAAACACTGTAACAGGAAAAGCAGCGGACGAACTTTACCATTATGGCAATCAGTACAAAAAAACCGCAAAGCAGATGTCTAACTATGGCGACAAGTACAAGACGGGCGAGTACAAAAATACCGGAACTATAATTCGTGCATACGAGAATCTGACAAAAAGCTTAAATGACACGGATAACAAGACAAAAACTCACTTGTCTAATATGTCAAATTATGGCGACAAGTATAAACAGAATGTAGAGCAAAATAAAACGCCTGTTATTCGTGCATATCAAGAACTTACAGAACGTTTGAATAACACGAAAAACACAACAAGTTCTACGATGTCTCAAATGTCGCAGAACACGACAAGAAGCATGTCAAATATGTCGTCGTCGGTCGGAAATTATGCACTTGCAATGCATAATAATGTAATCGGAAAGTTTAACGCCATGAGTACCGGAGGAACAAGTGCTTCTAATACTTTGTCGGCATCTGTAATTGGTGCATTTTCCAGTATGTCGTCTGACGCAATCGCAAAAGCCGGTGGAATGTCAACATCTGTGATAAATGCAATTACAGGCATGAAAAATGGTTCTGGCACAACTCTTAATGGCATGGCAACCGATATGGCGCAGAAATTTGCTAAGATGAAAGTAGATTCATCAAACGGTGGAAAGAACGTGACTAACGCATTTGTTGGCGCTTTAGGAGGACTTCGTGGTGGAGCAAATAATCAATGGGGCGGTGTTGAATCCGATACAAGAAAACATACAAAGAATACGAGCGGAATAATTCAACGTGAGAATTGGAATCCGATCGGAGCGAACCTTGTCAACGGACTTAGAATCGGCTTAACAAACAAATGGAATAGCACAGGCCCAGCCGGACTTGTCGGCGGTATCGTGTCTCTTGCAAGAGGATTGACATCCGCATTAAAACGTGCGTTTGGTATTCATTCTCCGTCTCGATTATGGAATAAAGAAATCGGTCAATTCTTGCCACCCGGCATCGGTTTGGGTATGGAAAGTGCCATGCCTAAGTTGTTAAGTGATGCAAGCGGAATGGCTACAGATTTGACATCTGCATTCAACACATCCTTGCAGTTTACAGACCCATTGCAAGATTTAGCTGATATGTCAGCGGATATTGCATCATCAATCAACACAGATGTGGCAACAAGCACATCGACAGTTATTGACACAGGTCGGATGTCAACAGACATTGCAAGCGGAATTGTAGATGGAATGTCAATGTCACAGGCAGATCAAAACCGATTATTACGAGAACAGAACGAATTACTTAGACAGTTGCTTGCGAAAGATACAGGTATATCATCAAACGATATATTCGAGAGCGTGAAGCGGTCAAACAGACAAGCGTACAACCGGACAGGTACAAATCCATTGTTATATTAAGAATTTATAGGGTAGGCACGTAAATGTGTCTGCCCTTTTTATGTGAGGTGGTTAGATGGCATATAAAGGCTATTTAATTAAGATTGGCAATTACATATTTCCGCTTTCGATGATTAAGGCAGAAAGCTACAAGGCAACGAATTACGGACAAGACTTGGATTCAACACGTGATGTAAATGGAATTTTACATAGAACGGCTTTGGAAAATACTGCACCGAAAGTTGAATTTGAGACACGAAATATGCTTGATAATACGCAGGTGTCAAGCATTTTTGCGAATATTCAAGCCAACTATACAAATGCAGTTGAGAAAAAAGCAAGTGTTGAAGTATATGTGCCTGAATTAAATAAGTATGTGACAAGTGATATGTACATGGCTGATTTTGAACCGACTATGTACTTTGCTGATGAAAAGGAAATCAAGTATCTATCAACAAGAATGGCATGGATTTCTTATGGAGTAAAAACAGTATGATTAAGATTTCGGAAGATATTAAAAAATTATATATCAAAGATGGAACGCCAATCGAATTAGAAGTGAAATTTAAGGATAATGCATTTCCAACGATTAAAGGTTCGGACGTGCTTTCAGAGCAAATGACATTGCACGAATCAATTTGTGAAGAAGAACAGTTGAAATTTGGCGGTTGTAATGCATCCAGCTTTGAATTGACAGTATTCAATTTGAATAGCGGAATTAAAGGATATGAAATCGAGCCGGTACTTATCACAAACAAAACAGAGATTCCGTTGGGCGTGTTCTATGTGGAAACGATAGAAAAATATGCTGGGAAAGATTATAAGAAACTGACCGCATACGATAAAATGCGGTATTTCGATGTGGACGTAAAGGATTGGTATGATAACCTTACATTTCCTATCAGCGTTAAGGATTTTAGGGATAGCCTTTGTGAATATGTCGGTGTGGAGCAAAACGAAGCAACACTGATCATAGACAATATCATGCTTACAAAGGAACTTGATTCATCAAACGGAATTAACGGACTGTCTCTGATGAAACAGATATGTGAAATCAGCGGTGTGTTTGGCCGCATGGATAGATACGGCAAGCTTAATTATCTGTCACTTGAATCTTCTATGTTGTTGCCTGCCGATGATTTATACCCGGCAAACGACTTATACCCATCTGCCGGAAGTGGAAGTAGCGAAAATTCATTCAATATTCCTACGTCACTTATGTATGAGCATCCACTTGTTGAAGATTTCTTTACTTCAAATATTGATGGTGTAATAATCGTTGATTCAGAGGGCGCACAGGTATTGACAGAGTACAATCAAAATCCTTATTACGTGCAAGATAACTTCGTGATTATTGGGCAGACACACGAAACGATTACAGCACTTGCGAATGCTTTGTTAAGTAAGATTTCGTCTATATCTTACCGACCAATCAATTCGTCAAAGATAAAAGGTCAACCATACGTTGAATGTGGAGATTTTATAAGCGGAGAAGTAAACGGATATGGCTTTGAAGCATACGTTTTCCAGAGAGATTTAACCGGAATTAAGGCACTTCGAGATGCTTATATCTGTAAAGGTAAAGAAATGCTTGAAAACGACATGAACGGTGTAACCGCACAACTTCAACGCCTAAACAAGACAACAGAAAGAGTTAAGACATCTGTGCAAGTCACAGAGAAAGGTTTGGAATCGGAAGTTAAGCGTGCAACGGACGCAGAAAACGAACTGTCTACAAGAATTGAACAAACTGAACAGCAAATTGTCTTACGCGTGGATTCTGCAACAGGAAAAATTGTTCAAGTATCGCTTGTCGGAGATACAGGAAGTGGAACGGAATTTAAGGTTGACGCAGATAATATAAATCTATCTGCAAGTGATGTAATCAATCTTCTGTCCGGAGGAACAATCAACCTTACAGGTAAGAATATTGCAATAACTTCTGACAATTTTAGTGTGACAAAAGAAGGAAAAATGACTTGCAATGACGCAAACATCGAAGGCGACATCAATGCAAAAACATTTAAGAGTGAATTTTATTACAATGGACAAAAGTATTCAGAAATGAGATTGTCAGCAGAAGGATATGAAGACAATGTTGGTTATTTAATTATTCAGGAGTTAATATCTATTCTTGGAGCAAAATTAAGGCACACGATAATTACACCGACGAGCGTTGGAGTATATGAAGATGGATACCCAAAAACCGGAGATTATGCTAAAGTGGAAACGGCTGGGTTCTTTACGAGCGGAACTGCATATTTGGGATCTTCGCCGGTTATTGCCTCAGACAAAAGCATCAAGATAAACATTCAGTCACTAGACACAAAAAATTCTAGTGACTTTATTTATGCCTTGAATCCCGTTGAGTACAAGTATAAAGATGGCACATCTGATCGCCTGCATCACGGATTTATCGCACAGGAGCTTCACGATTCTATGCAGAGCGATTGGGGAGTTTACTGCGACGCAAATATTGACACAGGGGAAAATGGTGGTAAGGCAATTCGATATGAGGAACTGATCGCCGACCTTGTAGCAACGGTGCAATCGCAAAACGAAAGAATTGCAGAGTTAGAGAAGAAGTTAGGAGGTAGATAGCTATGTCACAAGGATGGAGTAAGATATTCAATAGAATAAATTGGTTGAATCGACCAAGCACAAACACACCATTGAACGCAACAAACCTAAATGCTGGTGATAGTGCAATCGACAAGCTAGATGATAGAATAATAACGCTTGACACCGTTAAGGCAGATATGCAAGTCGTAAATGACATGGTTGCAGATGTGTCATTAAATAGTAATACAGGCGTTATTACTGTAACGTACAAGAACGGTTCACATGTAGATTATGATACAAACCTAGAAAAAATTGCTGTGAATTTTTCTTACGATTATGTAAATCAGAGACTTGTTCTTACGTTAACAGATGGCTCTAAACAATATGTAGATATGTCTGCGCTTATTACACAATACGAGTTCGAGGATTCTGCGACAATCGCAATTTCGATTAACGATAAAACAGGAGCCGTTTCTGCATTTATTAAGAATGGTTCTATTACTGATGCGATGCTTGAAACGGGTTATCTTGCTAAGATTACAGAACAAGCAGCCAAAGCGACAAACATGGCAAATTCGGCAACGACAAGTAGTAATTCTGCATACGACAATGCTAAGTTATCACAATCATACGCTATCGGCGGTTCAGGTGTTCGTGATGGCGAAGATACCGATAACTCTAAATATTACAGTGAACAGGCAAGCAAGAGTGCATCTGCATCTGCTAATTCGGCTAGTACTGCAAGCACTAAGGCGAGTGAAGCGGCTACAAGTGCATCATCAGCAAGTGCATCTGCAACCAAATCTGCAACGTCAGAGAGTAATGCAAGCAAGAGTGCATCGTCTGCAGCTGAAAGCATGTCAACAGCAGGCACAAAGGCAAGTGAAGCGGCATCAAGTGCGACATCGGCAGGCAATAGCGCTTCCACAGCCACATCTAAAGCGGCGGCGGCATCCACAAGTGCATCCAATGCCGCTACTTCCGAAGCCAACGCAAAGAAGTATTATGAACAAACAAAAGCTATCTCTGAATCATTCAGCGGTGCATTGCGACCGATGGGAACTGTCACTTTTGCGAATCTTCCGGCGGTTAGTTCTGCGAGTGCCGGCGATATGTATAATATATCCGATGAATTTGTTACAACGTCTGATTTTGTTGAGGGTGCAGGAATCACAGAACCGGCAGGAAGCAATGTGTATAAGACAGTAGCCGGTAAATGGGATATCTTAGCTGGAAGTCCGGTAACAGGCGTAAAAGGAGAGAAAGAAAAAGTTTTTAGGCGTGGAAATGTAAATATTACATGCGCAAGCATAGGAGCGTTACCTACAGATGGAGATAGTCAAGATAACACTGTCACATTCACATCTAATGATTCATTGACAGGAGATTCCACACCACCGGCACTTCTTACAAGCGGAGAGACACACGCTTCGATTCTTAGCAAAGTGTCTACTGTCTTCAAAAATGTAAGATGGTTGTTGTCTAAGATTGGAACAACAGATATATCAACGCTTGGTGGAGATGGAACTGTGACAGGAGCGTTAAGTATCCTAAACTCGAATATAGCAGATATCAAAGGGAAATATATTGCTGGTAGTGTAGTCGTTAGAGGTGGTGAAACAGCTACAACTCCAGCTATTTCCAGTAACTATAACGGATTACGATTATATTACTATGATGGCAATAGTGGTTTGCGGCAGTCAGTAATTATACCAATTGTTCGATGTAGCATTCCCTATATGACGACAAACGGAATATTATTTGTTAGTATGTCTGTTAATTCAGATCGAACAATTACATTTTCAAATACTAATTCGAACAACTTAGTTATTACGCATATGTATGCGGTTGTAATAAGTACATAAATTTAAGTAGCATAACGATATATAGCCTAATGGCTTTATATAATTTTTTAGACCTAATGAAACATGTAGGTCTTGTTTTGATGTTTTTTAGGAGGTAAATAACCATGAACATTATTGAAACAAACTTAGAATTTGGAACATTATCAAAGAGATCAAGCACAAAGAGAATTATTCTTCACCATGCAGCAATGAATGGCTCTGTTGAAGCTGTTCACAACGTACACAGAGCTAAAGGATGGTCTGGAATCGGATATCACTTTTATGTTCGCAAGGATGGTAAAATCTATCGAGGACGTCCTGAATACGCAATCGGTGCGCACGCTTCTGGTTCTAACTATAATTCAATTGGAATTTGTGCAGAAGGAAACTTCGAGAATGAAACAATGTCAGATGCACAGAAAAATTCGATTAAGGAGCTTGTCGCTTACTTAAAGAACAAATATAAAATCACAACAGTTGTTAGACACAGAGATGTCGGTTCGACAGCGTGTCCGGGAAAGAATTATCCGTTTTACTATATTACAAATGGTTCTGTTTCTGCTGACGTCAGCAAGCCGGAAAATAATCCAGTTCCAAATGTGCCGGGAAAAGATGCAATCGTGAGAAACGGACAGACACACGCAAATAATTTTGCTGGTGTCAAAATTTCTGTTGATGGAATCCGAGGAGTCAACACAATCAAAGCCGGAATTAAGGTTTTGCAGACAGCAATCAATCTTGATTACAAGAAAGGAATTGCTGTTGATGGCATCTGGGGTAATGGTTCTAAGACAGCTCTTGGAAGTCATTATGTCAAGCGTGGAGAGAAACAATATATGGTCACTGCGGTACAAATACTGTTGATGCTTAAAGGATATGTTTGTCAACTTGAATGTCCGGGTATATTCGGTTCTAACCTTGAATCTGCTGTAAAACAGTATCAGAGAGACTATCAGCTTACGGTTGATGGAATTGTTGGATATAACACATTTATGTCTCTTATTCACTAAGTCAATAGATGTCGAACTTTGACGAACGATTTCGATAGAAATATCAAAGTTATAGTGCTATTATAAATATGTTCCCAATAGGAACACCAGAATCCCCCTCAATATTCTGGTCGGGGCGGTAGTTAAGTGCTATCGCCCTATATGTAAAAGCAAAGGCAGAGATAAAAACCTCTGCCTTATTTTTTATTTTATTACAATCTTATAAATTGACATTGACGGAATTGATATTGTAGCTCCAAGAGTGCTTTGATAACTAATTATTCCGCAAGATTCTCCGTAAAACTGTATTTTATCATCTTCAAGTAATCTTGAATCTAAAATTCTGTTATCGTAAATTCCATAAATTATGTCGTCATAATCTCCATCGACAGCAATTCTTAATTCTGTTGTTCCGTCGCCCTCGATAACCTGGGCTACTTCTCCACTAAATGTCAACAATTCCCCGTCATAGTCATTTGGATGTCTTGCAACTTCATCATAAGATACGTCCGACCTAAACATGCTGACATCTTCCATATTTGAATTTACAAACGTGTTCAGTTCGTCAGACAGTTCCCCGGCTTCTTCTGATTCTTCTAAATCTGTTTTTGGGTTTGTCAATTCTTCGATTTGAGCCTGCAATTCTTCGTTTTCTTCTTTTAATTTTTCATAATCGGTATCTAATTGAAGATTTTCGGAAAGCAAATTGTCATATTGTTTTTGAATGCTGTCACATGATGATTGTTTCTCGTCAATTTTGTCATTTAATTTTTGATTGCTAAGGAAAAGAATAGTTCCTAAAGCAATATTCCCGCAAGCCAAAACAATAATTAAAACTATTGCTATTGGATTCCTTTTCTTTTTGATTGGTTGTTGAAATTGTTGATAGTTCATGTTGTTATCCATAAAAATCCCTCCATGTATTTATTTCTTCACATTATAGCACTAATTTTACCGATTGTCGATAATGGACGATTATATTATAAGTTTGACGACAAAAACAGTCTGTTTTGTAAATAAGAGCGGTGGTATAATTGTCAAGAAAGGAGGCATTTCTATGGGGAGTAGCTACAAAGAAAAGGTTGTTGAAGAAATATCAAAATGTGAAAACGAAGTTTTCCTAAAATTTTTATATTCAATGATTCAATCGTTCAAAAAGAAATGGGGCATCTAGTGCCCCTCTTTCTCGTAAAGATAATCTATATTGTCATAAATCGTTTGCTTATGCTCTTTAGATAAAGTTATAAGTTTTTTTACGCTTTCCAACATATTCATATCAGAATAAATGTCGGCTATAATATCTGTATCTGCATTATTAAGATTATCTTCCCATCCCATGATGTAAGCAGGAGAAACATGAGTGATTTTTGCGATCTCCTCAATCTTATCGCTTGGGATATTCGTTACAATTCCATTTTCATATTTGAATAATGTCTGTTTGCTTACTCCGATCTTTATTGCGAGATCGGTTTGCGCTATTCCGTTTTTCTCCCTTGCCATTTTTATTCTTTCTCCTATTGTCATTTGTATATCCTCCTTCCTTTGTTTGTAATTCAATTATAACACAAAAAAGTTACAAGTCAAGAAAAAAATAACTTGACAAGTTACAAAAACGTTGTATAATGATAGTAACCTAAAAAGTTACCACGAAGGTTAGGAAGGAGACAATAAGACATGGTAAACGCAAAAAAACTTAGAGGAATCATAGCAGAAAACGGAAAGACGCAGGCAGATGTTGCGAATATGATTGGGATAACTCCAAAGACATTTTACAGCAGAATGCAGAAGGGCGTTTTTGGAAGCGACGAAATTCAGATTATGATAGACAGGCTGAACATTTCAAATCCGATGGATATTTTTTTTGCTAAAGAGTAACTTAAAAAGTTACAAGAAGGAGGCTATTTGGTGAGCAAGGTTAAAAATCGAGCAGTTGCATTTTTTAACAAGCATTTTGTGAAGTGGAAATTTCTTAACAGTATGTTTGCTGTTCCGTTTTGCAAGGATGGAAAGATGTATCTGCACATTTCACAAGTATGTGGAAATGGAACAAGAGTTGTAAAAAGAACGTTCCTCGTTGAGCATTTGGTTGATGATAACTTGGCGGTTACAGACCAAACGCTCGCAGAAGAAAAAAGAGTGTTCAAAAATCCTACATTACTTTAAGCCATGTAGTATATCCGCACTCTTTGCATTCTGGCAACATTTCGCCGCTATGCTTTATGGTGATAATTCCACTTTGGTTTTCTCCGCCACATTGCATACACACATACGTTCCTTTGCTGACAGTTTCGTATGTCGCAAATGTTTCAGAACAACTACTATCCATATTGCACCACCTTCCCTTGCTTGATAAGGGAATTATAACACAAGAAAGGAGAAACATGAACGAATTACAGATTTTTAATAATGAAGAATTTGGAGAAATCCGAACAGTATTAGCGAATAATGAACCTATGTTTTGCTTGCCTGATGTGTGCAAGGCATTAGAACTTTCAAACAGCCGTGTTGTCTCTGCGAGATTAGATGATGACGAACGGTGTAAGTTAGACTTACCCCGTCAAGGAGAAACATGGTTTATTACAGAAAGCGGTCTGTACGCAGTTATATTAAGAAGCGACAAACCAAACGCAAAGAAATTTCGCAAATGGGTAACGTCAGAGGTTCTTCCGTCAATCCGTAAGAATGGCGGATATATAGCCGGGCAAGAAACACTATCTGACGATGAATTGCTTTCAAAGGCTTTGCTTGTGGCACATAACAAGATTGCCGAAAGAGACAAGATTATCGAGCAAAAACAGGCAAGGATTGAGCAGATGAAACCAAAGGCGATATTTGCAGATGCGGTGGCAACAAGCCGGACATCTATTCTTATCGGAGATTTGGCAAAACTGATTTGTCAGAATGGTTATCAGATCGGGCAGAAGCGGTTGTTTGAATGGTTGAGAAACAATGGGTATCTGTGTAAGAGCGGTTCATCGCGCAACATGCCGATGCAGAGATATGTTGAACAGGGATTGTTCGAAGTGAAAGAAAGAAACGTGCAGAACCCTGATGGAAGTGTGAGAATTACACGCACAACTAAGATTACGGGAAAAGGGCAGTTGTATTTTGTGAATAAATTTTTAGGAAGGGAGATTGAAAATGGGAGAAACGATTAAAGGGTATAAGGGATTTAACAAAGATATGACGTGCAGCGGAAAACAATACAAGGAAAACACGACATACGAAGAAGATGGAACAGAGATTTGCGAAGCTGGAATGATGCATTTCTGCGAAAATCCGTATGATGTTCTTGATTATTATCCGCTTGTAAATGAGGATGGAGATATTTCCGATTTTGCCGAAGTTGAAGCCGTCGGAGAAGTAAAGAAAGATGGAAACAAGAGTGCAACGAACAAATTACACATTGGAGCGAAGTTAGGGCTTAAAGGATTTGTTAAAGCTTGCGTCGACTTTACAATCGAGAAAACAAGAATTGAAAATGCCGAAGAATGCACGGACTACGACAATGGAAAAAATTCCGCACAGATTGGAAGCTCCGGCGATTACGCACAGATTGGAAGCTCCGGCGATTACGCACAGATTGGAAGCTCCGGCTATTCCGCACAGATTGGAAGCTCCGGCTATTACGCACAGATTACATCTATCGGAAAAAATTCAGTAGTTATGGCTGCTGGCTACAACTCTATCGCAAGAGCAAAAATCGGAAGTTGGATAACTCTTGCGGAATGGGTAAAAACAGACAAAAAGGACGAAAATGGAAATATCATTTGGTCTCCAAAATGTGTAAAGACTGAGTATGTAGACGGTGATCGAATCAAAGAAGATACTTTTTACAAGTTGAAGGATGGTGAATTTTGGGAGGTGATCGAGTAATGAAGCAACCAAAGAAACTCACTAGAACGCAGAAAGAAATCGTTCATTCGCAAGGCTATAACGTAGATGAATGGATGGTGCGGAGAGAAACTTCTTTTCATTTATTCCTAGTTCACAAGCAAACAGGAAGAAGAGTGACAATTGATAATTATATTCGGAGGGCAAGAAGATGAGCAAATTTAATCCATATGTGGTTGCCGGAAGCATTATGGCACTCACAGGCGCATATTCGATTTCGGATGAGTTTCAGTTGGTTCCGAAGATTATCTTAATTATCGGCATGGCGCTTACGGTATACGGATATTGGAACTATGACAAAATCAGTAAGGCATTAAGAATTTATAGAAAAATGGAAGGGAGAAATAAAAGAAATGGGAGAAGTAACGAATATGTTCGATTTGAACAAACTGCACTTAGAAGATGAACTAAACGAGGATGTATCTTTTGAGGAAGGACTTGCTGAGTACGTCAAGAACACGAAGGACGCATCTGTTGATACCTTGGCAGAGGAATTTAAGGATTTCCCAATGTTCAAACTTTATGCCGGAGCGGTAAGAGGTGGTGCAAATGTCGAGACTACAACAAGATTGATCGGGTCGATGATTCTTGGACAGTCTATTATAGACGAGAAATTCAGAGATCGGCTGGACAAGGTTTCACACACCCTTACGTATAGCAGAATTGACGAACTTATGAGAAAGGAGATTCAACATGAAAAAGATAAGAATTAAGCATATTTTCTTGCAGAATTTCGGTAAATTCTTCGGTGCAAATACTGTTGATGCTGACATTCCCAATAGAACAGAAATTTGCGGAGTGAATGAATCCGGCAAGACAACCATCAAGCGCGCTGTGCAGTATGTGCTTAATTGCCGGGATGATAACGGCAAGGAGATCACCGGAATACGACCGCACGACGAATCCGGAAATGATTATTCGGGAATCGAGACAACGTGTGCAGTTACTTTTGCTCTGGATGGCACAGAGAAGGAACTGAAAAAGGTTTTTCGTGAAAGCATCAACAAGAACGGAGACTTTATCGGGAACATTACAGATTCATACATCAATGATGTTCCAAAGAAAGTTAAGGACTACGCAGAGTTCCTTGAAGATAGTTTTTTGGATGATGACAAGCTGCAGTATTGCTTGAATGCTCAATCGTTGTTGAAGAAGTCACCGGCAGACCAACGAACTGTGTTGGAAAAGACATTCGGAGATAAAACGACGTTGGATATCGCACAGGAAGATGAACAGTTTGCATCTATAATTCCGATGCTTGCGGATGGAACGATCAAGGAATTAAAGGAGCGTTGCAATCGTACTCTGAATGGTTCGCGCGGAAGATCGTCGTCTAAAGGACTTCGGCAGATTGCAGATGAATATGCACCGAGAATCGACGAATTGATGAAACAAAAGACGGACATTGACGTGTCGCAGTTGCAGTCGATGAAGTCAGACATTGAATCAAAAATCGAAGCCGTAAACGGGAAAATCAAGGATGCATCGGCGGAGCATGATGCTTTAGGGCAGGAGATTTTGAACCTTAAATTTGAACTGTCCGGCTTGCAAAACAAGGCGAACGGGAACCTTGATGATACTAGAGCGGAGCTTACGCAGAAGTCGTTTGATGTCAACGAGAAATTGATTGCACTGAAGAATCTGCAAAACGATCGTTTGCGCATGAAAGAGAGCCTTGAAGCGGAATTTAAGCGACATGTTGCTCTTCGTGAGCAATATGCCGAAGAGTGGAAGCGAACCAACGCAGAGACAATCGGAGATAATGACACGATCTGTCCTGCTTGCCATAGAGAGCTGGAAAATGCAGACGAAATCCGGGAGAGGTACGAAGAGACAAAGAAACAGAGACTTGACAACATTGTTGCAAGTGGGAACTTCGAGAAATCGGAACTTGAACGCTGCAAGGCAGAGATTGAACAGACAGAGAAGCAAATACAGCGACTTGGCAAGAAGGTATCAGATTTACAGATCGAATATGATTCGCTGAACAATCGTATAGATGGTATGCCGGTGTGCGTTGATATTACGAACACTTCCGAATACAAGAAAGTCAAGTTGGAATTGGACGAAAAAGAAGCTCTTTATAATAAGGAAGCGATTGGCTCAAATTTGACCGATTCCTTAAAGGAAGAACTTAAAAAACTGCAACATGATCTGCTGGATGTAACGGAGAAAATCGGAAAGGCATCGGTCAATGATTACATTGATAATCAGATATCACAGCTTCGTGAACAGCAGAGAGACACACAGCAGAAGATCGCAGATCAGGAATCAATCCTTGATTTGTTGAAGAAACTCGACCGAAAGAAAAACGAGATTCTTTCAGAAAATGTAAATCAGTATTTGGAATTTTGCAAAGTACGGTTATTCAGACCGCTTATCAACGGAGATACAGAAGAGTGTTGCGAGTTCATATATAAGGGAGAACCATATAACCGGAATATGAACCACGGTGCAAAGTTGCTTACAGAGATTGATATTTGTCGTGCATTCCAGCGTAAGAATGACGTGGAAATGCCAATCATCATTGACGATACGGAATCCCTGGATGCATGGAGAATACCGGAGATTGACACACAGTTGATTGTTATTCGCCGGACAGACGACAAGAAACTGATTATTAAGAACATGGAGGAATGAGATTATGAGTAAATTTAAGGTTGGAGGCAGAGTGAAGCTTGTGAATCCTATGGAGCTTGGGCGGAATTTTTGGGGCAGAACAGGAGTAGTTGAGTACATCGAAAAGGACGATCAGGACGCCCTTGATTATGCGGTTGAGTTCGACGAAGAATCACCTAAATTCCATGATTGCTTCGGTCATTGCGTGAAGAATCATGGATATTGGTGTAATGACGAAATGATTGATCTTGTAGAACAGGAGCAGTATTACAACGGAAAGATTTTTGTTGTAAAAGGTTATTTTCCGTCAATGATGACCGGGCATATATACGAGATTAAAGACGGATGTTTTATTGATAGTACAGGCTCGATGTATCCAATAGGCGAACCACTCAAAAATTTTGAAAATGTTGAAAATTATTTTTTGAAGGGATATGCACCGCAAAAAGTTGAAGTAATGGAAGTTAAGGAAGATTAGGAGGGAAATAATATGGCAGAGAATACACAGATTGCAGAGAAGAAAGCATTTTCCACTTCGTTAAGCGAGTGGAGCAATGCAATGACCGGATTGATTATCGAAGATTATAAATCTTGCGGGATGAAGATGGATGATTACTCGAAAGAGTGCGCTATGGAAGCAATGACAAGTATTTACAACCTTGTCAAAAACGACCCAAAGGTTAGCGGTATGGGAACCCTTGATACAAGCAATTTAAGAGGGATTGTAAAGCGTTGTGCATCTCTTAAATTGAATGCAAGCGCATATCCAAGAGAGTGTTATTTTCAGTTACGAAATGTAAAAGTTGGAACTGATCCTCAGACAGGGAAGGATGTTTGGCAGAAACAGGTAGAAATGGGAATCGAGGGCAGCGGCTACGATTCATTGCTTGCTAATTATGGCAAGGATGTAAAACAGGTATATCCATATTGGGTAATTAAGGAAGGAGATGTATATATCCCACCAAAACACAAAGGACTTACAGTTACAGAACCGGAATGGGAAGAAAAATTCTTGTCAGATAAGGCTGTCAGGGTTGTATATCCTGTGAAGTTGAATGATGGAAATATCACATATCTTTCGGCAGACCGCGACAGCGTAAAAATCAATCTTATGGCGCATGTTAAGCAAAACTTGATGAATGTTACTTTTGGAATTTGTGCTGATAGATATAAAGCAACGGAAAAACAGAAATCGGAGATTAAGGCAAAAAAAGAAGAGATTCTTAATGCTCTTAGATCATGCAAAACCGTTGATGAAATGCTTAAATGCGAGATTGCAAGACCATATATCAGCGGTGCGTGGCTTGATACGCCGGAAAGCATGATTGTACGTAAGATGTGCAACAATGCGACGAAAAAATACCCGAAAAATTATGATTCTATGGCGAGACAGGCACAGATGGAAATGGATGAGGTATATCAGATTTCGAAGAATGAGATTGAAGAAAACGCCAATTCCGTTGACTTTGACGAGGATGTTGTTGATTCAGAGATCGTGAGTGAAGAATCGGCAGAGCCGGAGTTTATGAAGGGAGAATAAATGCAGTCGGAAAGTATAAAGAAAATGATGGATGACATGAATAAAGGTGTTTACGACTTAACCCGTTGTGGCGAATGTACTCAATGCGGTGGCTGTTGTAGCAACATGCTACCCATGGCAGAAGAGGAGATTGACACAATACACAAGTACATCAAGAAACATCACATCAAGGAACGTAGACACAATTATCCGACAGCCACGCCATCAATAGATATGACTTGTCCTTTTCTTAATGATGATAAGCCGAAAGAAAAGTGCGAGATTTATTCAGTCAGACCTAGAATATGCAGATATTTTATCTGCTGTCCGAGCAAAAGAAAACCTATTGAAGATTTTGAGTACAAGTCAAAGTGCAAAATTATCGACGTTAGAAAGGAGTTTTTCAGATGAGAGTTATTTCACAGGATGGAACAATGGATTTTCCGTACGATAACAGTTTGGTTTTTCTACATGAAAACAGTGTAAAAAGAAATACTTGCGTAGAAATACAATTATATGGGGGCGCGGAGATTGACGCTGCAGCTGAATATTCAACCAAAGAAAAGGCGACTAAGGCTATGGCAATGCTTAGAGAAGCATATTGCAATAATGAGTTTTATCATCACACAGCCACGACAAATACTTTTCAAGGAGCTATGGGCCTTTTAAGCAGTGAAAAATTCAAAGAGGTAACGAGCGAGTATTTTCAGTTCCCACAGGATGATGAAATCGAGGTGTAAGTATGACATTATTAGAATTACAGAACATATTGGGTAAGCATATTGAAGCTATTGATCGCGAAGATATGTCGCCGGAGCAAAGAAAAGAAGAATACCAAAAGAGCGAATCGGTTGCTAGACTTGCGAAGCAGATGATTAACAATGCTGATGTTGTTCTTAGAACAGACAAGCTGATTGCTGAAGGAAAGCTATTAAAGGGAAATACAATATCTAAGATTGTCGGAAGTTCGGATAATGAGTAGATTTTACACAGAGGAGCAAAGACAATGGATTTTTTGTAATCAAAAAAAATTTACAGAATATGGGGAATTGACTGCTGCTTTCAACAAACAATTCAACTGCGATAAATCGATACATGCTTTACAACAATTCGCAACAAAAAAGTGCGGAGTTCACTTGAACACTGCAAAAACAAACACTCATTATACGCAAGAACAAGAGGATTATCTTGCTAAAAACTTTTGTAAATGTAGTGGCTATGCTGAATTAACCGCCGCCTTTAACGAGAAATTTTGCGATTGCAGAAGTGTGTCACAGATAAGCGATAAATGCTCGAAAGGGTTGAAATTAACAGGCATGAATAATGTTACAAGGTTTGAAAAGGGGAATATTAAAGAGCAATGCCAAATCGGTACATTGCGAAAAGGTCGAAACGGAACAACCTACATAAAGGTTGTTGACAGCAGAAATTCACATGCAAGTGGATATAGGGAACCTTGGTGGCTACCTATTCAGAAGAAAATATATCAAGATGCCTATGGAGAAGTGCCACAAGGCAAAATGGTTATATTTCTTAATGGCAATACAGAGGACTTGTCGATTGACAATTTATATGCGATTGACCGAAGGATATCAGCTATATTGGCTAAGAATGGTTGGTATTTTCATGACGCAGAACGTACCTTAACGGCAATTAAATGGTGTGAATTGTATTACAAACTGAAAGAAGGAAGAGTGAAATGAAACTTAAATGTATCGCCACAGGAAGTACAGGAAACTGCTACACATTAACTTCCGAAAGCGGAGAAACACTTATCCTTGATTGTGGAATACCGATCAAAGAGATTAAAAAAGGCTTGAATTGGAACATAAGAAACGTGGTTGGCTGCATAGTCAGCCACGTTCATTCAGACCATAGCAAGTCGGTAAAAGATTTTGAGAATATGGGAATACCTGTATTTGCACCATACATAAGCGAAAAACCTATGAAGATTGGAAATGGAGATTTTAGAGTACAGCCATTTGACCTAACAACATTAGACGGCAGATGGACACACACAAATGCAGATGGTAGCGAATGTCCTTGTTATGGATTTTTGATAACTCACCCAGAGATGGGGAGAATGCTTTATATAACCGACACAAATTTAATTAAGTGGCGATTCAAAGGCATAACTCACATTCTCTTAGGTGTGAACTATGACAAGGATTTAATCGACAATGAAGATTCCGCAAAAGTCAACCACGTATATCGGGGGCATATGAGCATTGATACCGCTTGTGATTTTGTTAAGGCTAACGATTCAAATGACTTGCAGAACGTTATTATGTGCCATCTGTCTAAGAATAATGCCGATAAGGACTTATTCATCGACAAGATGAAAAGCGCAGTTCCAAATGTGAATGTGGATGTTGCAGAGCCTGGAAAGGAATGGTTGCTTCGGAATCTGAATGAATGTCCGTTTTAAGTAAAGGAGTGATTGAATGAAAAAATCAGAACCAAAAATGATATTGAATATATCGCTTAATAGCGAAGAAATTGAAGAGAAGGTAAAGATTGCTATGGACGAATATGTTCAGAAAGTAATCTGTAAAAATCTTGATGAAGAAATTGCAAAGGTAATTGACAAGAGAATCGAGCGGCTTGTGTCTGCTCCGAATTGGAGTAACGACCGACTTATAAATGATATGCCTTTTTCAGACTTCGTTAAGAGCAAGACAGAAAAAGCAATCGGCGATTTTGTTGAGAAGAACATCAAGGAAATTCTTGCGAAAAGGTTTGCCGAAATTATGACGGATAGGAGTTTGTCGAATGAAAGATTTTGAAGAAATTAAGAAAGCACTTTCCTACGTGAAGAAAATCGACATCAACACATACAGCGCAGAAATCATGGTTGGAAATTATAGGGGCAGCGTTGTTTTTTCAAACAACGAAAGAGGTTATGAACACGTAAGTTTCTGCCCGTACAACGGTCGCTTGCCGGATTGGGATGCAATTTGCGAGTTGAAAGATGCGTTTTTCGATGATGAAGAGGAGGCATATCAGATCATGCCGAAGAAGAGCGAGTACGTCAACATGGTTGATAATTGCTTGCACCTGTGGAGACCGCATAACGGATTGGAACTTGGACTTCTTACACGCATTAAGCCGGGCAAGATTATTCAGGACAAGGCGGTGGAATGATGAGCAGATGGAAAGAAAATGATTGTGTCGGATGTCCGCAAGGTTGCATTAACTGTGGTAGAAAGGATGACTATTACGTGTTTGAGTGTGACAGATGCGGAGATACAACAACCGATACAAAGGAGTTTATACATGATGGTGATGAAGATTATTGCCAAGATTGTTGGTGTGAAAGGATGTATGAAATGGGAATGAAACAGGATTCTATGCAGTGCAAGGCTATTGATGATTCAACACATGATTGGGTTGAAGGAAGTCTTGTAATTCAGGATTGGAACGACAATTTTGTATTTATTATTGAGAAGTTTGAAGGAGCCTGTTTTATGCGATCTGCGAGAGAGCTTCTTATGGATATGGCACACATCATTGACAAAGACACGATTTGCCGGTGTACCGGATGCAGAGACACCGATAGAGAGCTTATCTATGAACACGATATTTGCGAAGATAAGAACGGCAATCGGTATGTGTGCCGGTGGATTGCAAGTGCAGCGTGTTTTGAGTTTAAGTGCAAAGAGACAGGCATTTCATACGAAATGACGTATGCAGAGGATTTCATCGTTAAAGGCAATGAATATGATGATTTAACATTTTAGGAGGTATTAAACATGAACAAAGTAATTTTGATGGGTCGATTGGCCCGTGACCCGGAAATCAGATACACACAATCGGCAGAGCCTTTAGCAATCGCTAGATACAATCTTGCGGTTGACCGCAGATTTCAGAGAAAAGACAATTCCGGGAACGAACAGAACGCAGATTTTATTAGCTGCATTGCTTTCGGAAAGAACGCCGAGTTTGCAGAAAAGTATTTGAAGCAGGGTACAAAGATTGCGATTGTAGGTCGTATTCAGACAGGCAGCTACACAAATAAAGATGGCAACAAGGTTTATACAACAGAGGTTGTTGTCGAAGAACACGAATTTTGTGAAAGTAGACAGGGCGGCAACACACAGGATGCGCCGAAGCCGATGCCTGCTGATGCTGGATTTATGGATATTCCAACAGGATTGACAGGCAACGATTTACCGTTTAAGTAGGAGTTGATGATATGGGTAATAAACATACAATGACAGACTTGTATCAGATGCAATCACTTCCTCTTTCTGCAAAAATTCAAATGACGGCACGCAGGATAACTGAATGGGTCGATCGGTTTGGAGAAGAAGGTGTTTACGTCAGTTTTAGTGGTGGAAAAGACAGCACAGTATTGGTAGACATTGTGCGAAACGTTTGCAAGTATAAAGATATCCCGTTGGTGTTCGTCGATGTACCGACACAATATCCGGAATTAAAGAAATTTGCACAGACATTTCAAAATTTGATTGTTTTGAAACCGAAAATTTCATTTTCACAGGTTTGCGAAAAGTATGGATTTCCAATATTTTCAAAAGAAATATCGGAATGTATTGCAGATAGCAGAAAATACATTAAAATCCTAACAGACAGACAGACAGACAGACAGACAGACAGACAGACAGACAGACAGACAGGGATTCCGTTTGCTTATCGCATAGCCGATTTAATAGGAATAGACAGGAGAACGGACAAGGAAAACAAGGCATTTGCCGATTTGAAGATGGGGAATATCCCTAGTGAAATTTTGAAGGCTCCAATCAGAGTAAAACAGCTATTCGGCGTTAAGTGTGAGCAATTTGGCAGAATGTATGACAGGTCAAAATACCTGTTTATGTTAAATGCACCATTTGAAGTATCTGGTCAATGTTGCAATGTAATGAAGAAACAGCCTGCACACCAATACAACAAAGATACAGGCAGAGTGCCTATTACTGCTCAAATGGCAAGTGAAAGCAAATTAAGAACTTCACAATGGTTACAGAATGGTTGCAATGGATTTGACTTGAAAATTCCAACAAGTAATCCTATGTCATTTTGGACGGAACAAGATGTGTTACTTTACATCAAAGAAAATAATCTACCGATATGTTCTGTTTATGGCGATGTGGTTACAGATGATGAAGAGACCGGGCAGACCACTCTTGCAGATTTTATGGATATGGAAGAATTTGAACTAGGTAGACCGATTTTACATACGACCGGATGTAATAGAACCGGATGTGTTCTGTGCGGATTTGGATGTCACTTAGAGAAAGAAAGCAGATTTTTAAGGCTGAAAGAAACACACCCTAAATTCCATAATCTGCTATATATCTTGAAAAACAATGGCGTGACATATGCAGAAGCTATTGATTGGGTAAATGAACACGGACATTTCAATATTAAATATTAAGTTTTATAAGTGGTGGGCGGTAGGGATAAAGGAGAGTGAAAAATGATTTCAGATGGAATTATTGCAGGCGCAAAAGCCGTATATCCGTCAAGTTTTATATATAGAGGAATCTTTTCTTTTGAATCATTCAGAGAAATTAAAAAGTTTTGCGATGTAAAACCCATGAGAATGTATACGGATGGCACTTGTGATTACATTATTAGATATCGAGAAGAAAGCGATATTGCAGATACTGACGAACAGAATCAGTACAATCAAGGCGTGGACGACGTTGTACAGGCGATTAAAGACCTTGTGAGCGAGAACCCAACGGATTGCTTTGCACAGATTGTATCTGATTTAGACCAGATAGCAAGCGACTTAAAGGAGTGTGAGGCATAGGTGGCTACGAATTTAAGACAGGTGTATGCGATTGAGAAGAAGAACAAAGAACGACTTCTCAAAGTAAATCCTAAGTTGAATGACAAGAGTGGTATATATTTCCTACTTAGAGAGGATGAAAACGGATTCAAGTTTGCTTACATCGGACAGGCGGTACACATAATCAGCAGATTGGCGAGCCATTTATCCGGTTATCAGCAACACATAGATTTAAGTATCAGATCACATGGATTGTACGATGCAGAGAAGAATCCTTACGGATGGCGAATTGAATTTATGAATCTTCCGACTTCACAGCTTGACGAAGCAGAAAAGAAGTATATACGATTGTACGCCGATAAAGGTTATCAGCTCCGGAACGTTAGTCTAGGAGGGCAAGGAGAGAACAGAGCGAGCGGTTCAATAGGCGAGAGAAAGGCACCTAAAGGCTATATGCAGGGAATACAGCAAGGCAGAAAGAACCTTGCAAGGCAATTATCCTCTATCGCAGAAAAGCACCTTAAAATTGAAATTAGAGACGATAAGAAGCAAAACAAAATATCACAGAAACAGTATGAGAAGTTTATGGATTTATTGAAAGCGGGTGAAGATGATGACTAGTGGAAAAGTGATTACTCGTTGCGGAGATTGTATTCACTACAATTTCAAAAAACACAAATGTAATGTTGGGCATTCTGCCGAAATAGACGCAAAAGAGAGATTTTACGCAGACTGTACAACATTTAAGAATGTGGAAGAATATGAGAGAAAGGCTTATAACAAGGCTGTTGACGACACTATAAAATCTATCAAAGAAGAATATGCCTTTACAATCTTGGAAGAAGAAAAGATTGACGAGATAGCCGAACGGCTGAAAGGAGCGAAGCAGAATGAAGATTTTAAGTAAGAAGAAATACAACAAACTCATTGAAGATTTTGAAAAATCGCAGAAAAAAGTCGAGGAACTCAAAAGGATAAATGAAAGTCTTGGGAAGAAGTTAGAGGATAAAAAGACAAGTTGCAAAATGAATAACGGAAAAGACTTCTGTTTTAATTGCGCAAACTCTTACAGATACAAGACATATTGGCGAACAAAAGAAATTGAGCGGTGCGGTTGCTTACTTGATGTTCCTTGCGAATGTTTTGAAATAAAGGGAATTGGAGAATGAATGATTGCAGTGGCTGTAGATACGAAAACAGCACAGATATAGAGGTGCATTTAGAATTTTGCACGAATTGCAAAAGGGCTTATTCTAACGAAGAAGATAGAGAATTTCACAAAGATAGGTATGAAACTGTAGATTAAAAATCAAAGAAAGGAATAAGGTTGTCCGGACATAAAACCTAGGTTTCCTTTTGGTAGATTTAGAATGTATAAAAAGAAGATTAAATGTGAGATATATCGTGATTCTATGCAGAATTACAAGAAATACGCAATACCTCCAGCACAACTTATCATAGCTGATGTCCCTTACAATGTAGGAACTAACTTCTATGGAAGTAACCCTATGTGGTATAACGGAGGAGACAACAAGAACGGAGAGAGCAAACTTGCGAAAAAGGCGGCTTTTAATTCTGATTTTAACTTCAACCTTTATGAATACTTCCATTTCTGTTCAAAGATGTTGAAAAAAGAAGATTCTAAGCCGATTTCAAGAGGAAGAAGTAGTAATAGCCCGTGCATGATCGTGTTTTGCTCATTTGAGCAGTTGCAGACATTGATTGCGGCGGCAAAGAAGCACGGATTTGTAAATTACATACCTTTAGTGTTTGTTAAGAATTACAGTCCACAGGTACTAAAAGCAAATATGCGTATTGTAGGTGCTACGGAATATGCACTTGTACTTTATCGTGATAAACTTCCGAAATTTAGAAATGGTTGCAAGCAGGACGAAAACGGAAAGAATATCAGAGGGACGGGTCGCATGGTATTTAATTGGTTCACATGGGAGAAAGACGGTAAAGACATACCGAAGATTCACCCAACACAAAAACCTGTTGCAGTCATTAAGAAACTGATTGAGATTTTTACGGATGAGGGCGACGTGGTTATCGACCCTTGTTGTGGAAGTGGTAGCACGCTTAGAGCCGCCGCAGAACTTGGTAGAAGTGCTTACGGATTTGAGATTAACAGAAACTTTTATGAACGAGCAAAGAATGAGATGCTTGCTTTTCCGGCTGAAACGCAGATGAGCATTGATGATTTTATGTATTAGGAGGCACAAAATGATAAACGGAGAACTGATTGTAGATAATTTTGCTGGCGGTGGCGGAGCTTCCACCGGAATAGAAATGGCGACGGGGTATAGCGTAGACATTGCAATCAATCACGACCCGGAAGCTATAAAAATGCACAAAGCAAATCATCCAAGAACAAAACATTATTGTGAGGATGTGTGGCAAGTTGACCCTGTAGAAGCATGCAAAGGACATCCGGTAGGACTTGCCTGGTTTTCTCCGGACTGCAAACATTTCAGCAAGGCAAAGGGTGGCAAACCCAAGGACAAGTTTATTCGCGGTTTGGCATGGGTTGCGTGTAGATGGGCTGGACTTGTTCGACCAAGGGTAATCATGCTTGAAAATGTAGAAGAGTTTAAAACTTGGGGGCCATTAAATAGAGGTCACCACCCAATCAAGGACAAGCAGGGCAAGACCTTTGAACGGTTTGTAAGACAGCTTGAAGAGTTAGGGTATGAAGTACAATTCAAAGAACTTGTTGCAGCTGACTATGGGGCACCGACTATGCGAAAAAGATTTTTTATGATTGCAAGATGCGATGGAAAATCAATCATATGGCCGGAACCCACACATGCGCCGGCGGACAGCAAGGAAGTAAAGGCTGGATTGCTTAAACCTTATGTCGGAGCATACACGCAAATTGATTTCGGTAGACCTTGCCCCAGCATTTTCGATACTTCCGAAGAAATAAAGGAAAAGTATGGTATCAGGGCGGTACGACCATTGAAACCAAAAACGATGGAACGGATTGCAAGAGGGCTAAAGAAATTTGTATTGGATAACCCAAAGCCATTCATTGTCGGGCAGAATATTGCTAGTAAATATTTGATTAGCCCTACTTTGATTCAGTACCATTCAGAAACTTCTAAGGACGAAGTCCGCGGGCAAACGATTAAAGACCCTATAATGACGGTGGATGGTTCTAACAGATATGGATTGGTTACATCGTTTATCCAAAAATATTACGGAGGGAATTATCAAGGAAACGGTTCAGATATTAAAGAACCATTGCACACGATCACCACGCTTGAAAGAAACGCTATGTGTGCAGTAAACCTTATTCAGATGAACAATCATTGCGATGGAAGAGATGTAAGCGAGCCGATTCCTACAATTACAGCTGGCGATGGGCATTTTGGAGAAGTCCGGGCATTTCTGATCAAATACTATGGTGATGCTACCGGACAGGACATTGAACAACCATTAGACACGGTTACCACAAAGGATAGATTTGGCCTTGTAACGATTGAGGGTGTTGATTACCAAATTGTGGATATTGGACTTCGAATGTTGGAGCCACGAGAGTTATATGGATGTCAAGGCTTCCCGGAAGATTATATTATCGACCATGATTACACCGGCAAGACATATCCACGAAGCGAACAGGTGAGAAGATGCGGTAATGCAGTATGCCCACCGATACCGGCTGCACTTGTAAAGGCTAATTTGCCCGATTTATGCATATCGAAGCGTATGCCAAACATGAGGATGCAACAGGAAGAAACAGGACAAATGAAATTTGCATGAGGAGATTGTATATGGTAAAACCAACAGCACCGTGCATGGGTTGTTCTGATAAGCATATCGGTTGCCATGGAATATGCGACAGGTATAAGGCATATACAGAAGCAAATGAGGAACTTAAAGCAAGAATCAGACAGCAGAAGTTTGTGCATAATTCTATAAAAGATATGCATAAGGAACAATATGAGCGGTACAAGAGAAATCGTCACAAAAATAGTTAGGAGTGTGATAGAAAATGAGCAAAAGCAAAGAAGAACAGGCGAGACGTGAGGGAATGTCTTATGCGCTTAGATACGCAAGAGAGCATGGTTTAGATGCCTTAGAATCAGACTTAAAGAAGCGTGGAGCATATAACATACCTGTACGGATTGATGATAAGGCATTGCAGGAGTTTACAGACAACGCCAAGAGCATGATGCTTGACACGATTCTGATTCTGGCATCTGTAACACTGCATGATGAATTTGGTTTCGGTAGAGAACGCTTAAACCGGTTTAAGAAACGATTTAATTTCAAGGCTGAGTGCATCGGAGAAAACTATACCGATTGGAACGATCAGATATCAATATTAAAGGAAGAGTGCGGATTGGAGTATTCAATCCGCATGAACGAAAAGGATGTGAGATTAAAGTGATTATTATTGATTCAAACGTAGTTCAGAATAGCATTAAGCATTATGGCTTCGATTTGCAGACTACTGTATGCATGGAAGAGTGTTCGGAGCTTATACAGGCAATTAGCAAAATGAAGCGCGGCAAAGATAATAGAGACAATCTTATTGAAGAGATGGCGGACGTTATGATCTGTATGGATATTCTGAAACAGGTGTACGGAGTATCTGATAGTGAGATTCAGAATTATGTATGCAAGAAGCAGGATAGATGTGTCAGGAGAATGAAGAGTGATGAATCATAGGAAGTGGAAAAAGGCATATAAGAAGCGGTATGGAATACGGCCGATTATCTTCCTTGACAAGAAGCGCAAGGATAAGGCTATGTCTCTGATACGTGATTATATGTCACAGGTTACGATTTACACGCCGGAGAATCAGTATTACCGGGAACTTGGATGCTATTACAACGAGACTTCGATAGATGGCAAGAAATCAATGCTTAAAGCGTGGGAAGGAGGTGTGGTAGATAATGACGATTGATGAATCAATAGAAAGATTTAAAGCCTTGGCAGAAAAGGGGCATATTATATTTTCAAGAGACCCTGATATTGCTGAAAAATTAAACAAAGAATATAGGCAAGTTGCAGAATGGCTGGAAGAACTGAAAGCATACAGAGAACAGCATCAGGCATTGTGTGATGCATACGATGTAAATACAGTTGAAGATATTTACGATAAAGCGATTGACGATGTTATCAAAGCAGCAGATAAACTTTGCGGATATTACACCGGAGAATGCAAGAATCTTACGCGTGATGATCTTCTTAAAATTGCAGAAGATTTGAAAAATACATAGAAATCTTTGAGGAGTGATGATTTTATGGGAAACTTTGTAAAGATAGATCGAAAGATTCTTGAATGGGAATGGTGGGATGATTTCAACACATTTAGATTGTTTTTCTTCATGCTTGTGTCTGCATATTGGAAGGATGGGTACTACAAAGGCGAACTGATCGAGCGTGGTTCTTTTCCATCTTCGATATCAAAATTGGCATCTGAAACAGGCTTAACAGACAATGAAATTCGTAACGCGCTAAAGCACCTTAAAAGCACGGGCGAAATCACAAGCAAAGCACATAGTAAATATAGCGTATTTACTATAAAAAATTACAATTTGTATCAATCAGATAACAAGCAAAAATGCGATGAAACCACAAGCACTGATGCAATCAAAATGCAATCAGATAACGAGCAGATAACAAACCTTCCTATTATAAAAGAAGTAAAGAATATAAGAAGTAAAGAATATAAGAATATAGTGGCGAAAACGACACATTATGATGATCCCGACCTTAATTCTGCATTCGCTGAATTTTTGGATATGCGTAAGAAGATTAAAAAGCCGATTGCTACGAAACAGGCACTTACACGAATGAAAAATAAGATTGAAAGATTGTCCGGCGGAGATACCAAGTTGGCGATTAAGATTCTGAATCAGTCGGTAGATCATTGTTGGTCGGATGTATATGGACTTAAAAATGATTATGGCAGCAGACATATATCCGAAGATGCAAAGTCTAAATCCGTAACCGATACGCAGTTGGAATCGCTTGCAGAACGTCAAAAACAGAGCGTTCCGATTATGAGCGATGAAGAAATAAATAAAATGTTTGAAGAGGAGTGATGATATGGAGAGATTAACGAAGAAAAATGACAGTGGAGGTCACTACTATCCGAAATGCTTTGAAAAGTGTAACGGATTGGGGGCGAGTAGCGAATGTGATGACTGTGAGATTATGACAAGTGTTTGTGAGAAGCTTGGGAAATATGAGGATTTAGAGGAACAAGGCAGGCTTATCAAACTTCCTTGCAAGGTAGGAACGGATATTTATTACATTTTTGGGATTCCAAATGAGATGCCATGTACTATCGAAAGTTGCGTGTTCGAGTTGTCGGATATTAACGAAATCGGCGAATCGTTATTTCTCACAAAATCCGAAGCCGAAGCAAAACTGAAAGAATTGAGGTGTAACAATGAATAAAAGAAAAGCAATATCCAAAAGCACAAGAACAACTGTATATCTCATGTATAACGGACATTGTGCTTATTGTGGCAGACAAATTGATTTAAAAGATATGCAGATAGATCACGCAAAGCCGCTTAGGATAGGCGGATCAGACGACGTTTCAAATTATATGCCTGCTTGTAGGAGCTGTAATCACTATAAAGCCACTTTAGATATTGAGGGATTTAGAAATTACTTGTCTGAAATACACAAAAGACTTATGCGTGATAGCATACCATATCAAGTGGCGGAGCGGTTTGGAATCGTGAAGCATATGTCGGACGATGTGAAATTCTATTTTGAAGAATTGAGAGGTGGAGAATATGAGTGATATTGGAAAAGCAAAGTCACAGACCAAAGCCGACAGAATAAGGAATATGTCGGATGAAGAGTTAGCAGAGTTTTTAGATATTGTCGGAGAAGATGGTATTTCCTCACAGTATGCGGACATTCCGTGCGATTGTTGCTGTGAAAAAACGGAATGTTCTAAATGCTGGAAAGAATGGCTTCAGTCAGAAGCAGAATAGGAGAGAACATGGAAGATAGATATTTATTCAAAGCAAAAACCGCACAAATCGTTGGAATATACAACAATGGGCTTGAAGATGGCGTGTGGGTTCATGGAAGTCTTCGATGTGATGTTGGGAATATACTATTTTTCAATTTGAAACTGAAAGAGCGGATTATGTCGAATACGAGATTGACCCGTCCACTATCTGTCAATGTACAGGTTTGAAAGACAAGAACGGCAAGCTGATTTGGGAGAATGATATCCTACATAATGGAAATTATTTTATTGTTAAATGGAATGTACCTTGTGCAAGATTTGACATTGTATTAAATAATTCACATAACATTCCAATGGGCGAATGGGAACCAATGATTTGTGATTGGAAAACCAATGATTTTAAAGAATATAAAAAAGCCGTTGACTATGAAGTTATCGGCAATATAGTTGACAACCCAGAGTTATTAGAAAGCGAGGGATAATATGAGGAAATCAAAAGCAGAAACAATAGCATATGCACTTAAAAAAGAGTGCCAAAGAATATCCTTGTACGATTGGTGCGACAGTTGGGATATTACAACAGATGAATTTGACGAATTTTTAGCACTTGCAGTAGGCAATGCGGAAGTAGAAGATGAAAAGCAGATACCAATGAAACCCATATTTAACCATAACCTTAGTGATACTCTTTCTGTATTCCATTGTGAATGTGGAAACACAATCAAAGTCAGTCATGACGTAGGAATAATGAATAACAACAATGCGCCAAATTACTGTAGCAAGTGCGGTTGTAGGTTGGATTGGAGTGATGACGATGAGATTGATTGATGCTGATGCTTTAATCAAAGATTTGGGCTATTTATACACAAAAAATCATGTTCCTGTTGATATGAGAGCAAAAGAAACATTATCAACAATTATGGAACAGCCGACCGCTTGTGACACAGATAAGATCGTGGAGCGGTTAAAGGAAGCATCATATGAACGGTTTGGGAATGACGGCATGGGCGGAGAGCTTGTGATTAACTTGGATGATGCAATCGAGATTGTAAAGGAAGGTGGCAAAGATGAATGATTTAATTACTCGAAAATCTATAATGAGACTTTTGCGCGACTTACGTATTGATAATATGCAAGTCAATGGCAAAAGCATTTTGACGCATATAAGAGAAATTCCAACAGCAATCAACGTAAATCGAGTAATCGGAAATTTGAACGCAGAAGCAGATATATCCTGTGAAAACTTTGATAAATACGCAAGAGAAGTTGCTATTTCCGAAAATGAAAATACGTTTTCAGCAGGACTCATCAGGGCGGTAGAAATTATAAGGGAGTGTGAATCTGATGGGAATGGTTGATGAGCTACGGCGGATGCAAGTAGAGAGTGCAAACAGAAATTTCAAGCCGGATTATAAATGCCCGATATGCAAAGACACACACATTGTAATCGTTAAGGATTCAGATGGTAGGTCGGTAGCAAGAGATTGTGATTGCATGGCGAAAACCGTATATCGTAGATTGATGAAAGCAAGTGGCATTGATGCGGAAGATGTGAATGTTCGATTTAATGATTTTCAGACATTTAACGAACAGGAATTACAGATTGCGAAAGCAACCGCTGCTAAGTATTGCAAGGATTTGCCGATGCAACGATATCAGAAAAATAACAGTTTATTACTTACCGGACTTCCGGGAAGAGGAAAGACAATGTTAGGCTTTTGCGTTGCTAACCAGCTTATCAAGAATGGCACACCTGTTCAGTATGTAAGTTACCGGGATGCAATTACACGTTTGAAACAGAATATTACAGACAACGTGGAGTATTCAGAAGAGATTAACCGCATGAAGAATGTGAGCGTTCTGTTTATTGATGATCTGTTTAAAGGCAGAATCACAAAAAGTGATATAAATATCATGTACGAGCTTATCAATCACAGATACTTAAAGCGGTTGCCTATGATCGTTTCGACAGAGAAATATCCAAAAGATTTGCTTGCAGTTGACGAAGCTCTTGGTAGCAGAATTATTGAGATGTCTAAGGGTTATGTGGTCGAGTTCAAAGAGAGTGGCAATTACAGATTGAGGTAGTATTTATGGATGATGATTAAGAAAGGAGTTTTGAAGATGGCGAGAAAAAAAGGATTTGGAGTAAGCCCAATCACAAACAAAATTTTTTATGGAACGCAAGACACAGAAAAACAGATGTGGGTTGGCGATAAAACAGATGTTACAGATGATGTTATAGCTGCTGTATATGAATGGTTTATTGGTAACATGGAAAATGAACACGGAAAGCGCACAGAGTATTCAATCACATACCCGGATTCCGATTATGAATTGGTTATGCGGAAGAAAGAGTAAAATTCAGAGAAAGGAGGCAGATAGATTTGTCCGGACAATAAATCGCGATTTGCTATCCTTTAAAACTATGAGTAGTGCATATCATAAAAATATTGCAGAGGGAAGATGCGGCCAATGTGGGAAAATCAATGATCGTCCCAATAAAGCAGTGTGTTCTGAATGTGCAAAAAAAGACGTTATATATCAAACGGAGACACGAAATTGGTATAGAAATCATGGATATTGCCCTCAATGTAAAAAAAATAAGCTCATGGGGCAAGAAAAAACATGCGTTGAATGCAGAGCAAAGAATGCAGAAAAAGCAGAATTAAAAAGAGAATTAGATAGGGAATCGTATAACAATTCTATATCTTCCTATCATAAATCTATTTATGACAGGAGAAAAGAACAGGGTTTATGCCCTGTTTGTGGTAAAACAAATAAAGAAAAAAGATACGTTACATGTAATAATTGCCGGAATAAAAAGAACAGCAGGACAAAACCTAAAACATTAAGAGATGAAAGAGAGAAAGGCGGATTGTGCATTTGGTGCGACCGACCTGTTAAAGACGGATATAAAATTTGCGAAATTCACTATCAGATGAATTGCGAAAAAGCAAAGAAAGCAAACAGAGACTATCTAAGAAAGAGTAACAAGGCATTATTTATTAAATATTAAAGGAGAAATGGCTTATGAAGTTTAGTAGACTTACTAAGCCGGAAATTGAGGGGATTCTTACTAAAGCAAACTTTACGGACGAAGAAGAACAGATTTTTAGAATGTTGTGTCGGGGAAGCACAATATCGGAAATAGCATATAGGATGTCTATATGCGACAGGACAGTAAACAGGAAAATTAGTTGCATACGAGACAAGATATCTCGTGTTGAAGGAGATGGTGATAAATGGTTATAGTAACCATCGAGGGTAAGGAGATTGATGTTGAAAATATTGAATTGCCAGATGAAGTGTTAAGGATGATTGCAGAAGCGATTGACAGTAAATAAAGAATGAACTAAAATGTGTCGCAAGTGTAGTAATGCGGCACATTTTTGATAGGAGGTATAAAAAATGGAATGTGTTGCATACATGCGTGTCTCGACAGAAAAACAGGCAGAAGAAGGAAACGGACTTGAAAGCCAAAAGCGAGACATAGAATTGTATTGTAGAAAAAACGAATTGATTATTTCTGATTGGTACATTGATGACGGATATACCGGTGCTAATATGAATAGGCCGGAGTTGCAAAGGCTAATAAACGATTGCGACAGAAAACGTGTGAAATGTGTTGTCGCATTCAAACTTGATAGATTGTCAAGAAGTATGGTTGACGGAATATACATGATTGAAAGAGTTTTTCAACCCAACAACGTGCAATTTAAGTGCGTTCACGATTCAATATCTTATGACAGTCCGATGGAGCAGGCATATACTCAAATGATGGCTGTATTTGCACAGCTTGATAAGAATACTATGATGCTTCGTATGCGTGGAGGAATGCTGGAACGTGTCAAACAAGGGTATTGGATGGGTGGAGGGAATACGCCTTATTGTTATACATACAGCAAAGAAAAAGGCATATTGATACCAATTCCGGAACGAGCAGAACAAGCGAACAAGGCTATTGATTTGTTTATCGCCGGAAATTCCGATGTAGCGATTCAAAGAATTTTAGGATATACAAGCGAATTGGTTGTAAGAAGCATATTGACAGGTGTTGTAAACATAGGGATGATTCCGTATAAAGGGAACATATACCAAGGACTTCACGAACCTATTTTTGATAAAGATAAGTTTGAGATGGCACAGCAAATAAGAAAATCAAGAAGAAGCAAAAAATCTTATTGCCAAAACCTTACTCCCAATATGCTTACAGGTCTGTGCTATTGTGGAGTTTGCGGTTGCAAGATGCGTTATCAAAAATGGACGAATGGAGTTAGAAAGATTTATTGCTGCTCACGGAATAAGGATTTGTACTATCTTCCGAACTTTAACAACGATTGCGATAACTCTATAGAATGGGCGGATAATATCGAGAATATTGTTGAATCGGAAATGCTGAAAATATCTGTAAATCTGTCAAAATATAAGCCAAAAGAAAAAGAAAACAAGATAGACATAATGCAGTCGCAGTTAGATAAGGAAAAATCAAAATTGAAACGGCTGTATGAATTATACGCCGACGGAAACGATACAGTCTTAGATATGATAAAAGATCAGGAATCAAAAGTAAAAAACCTCGACGATTCAATCAAGGAAGAACAAAAGTCCGGAGACAACAATCCGAAAAAGCAATTTGTTTACGAGAATATTAAAAAACTTGCCGATGTTTGGGACGACATCGACAAGCCAGCTAAAAACAAGATATTAAAGACTATAATAGACAAGATAATTATAGTCAACGGAAATGTGGAAATTCAATTAAAGAATTTTTAGCACCTACTATACGCCGTGGGTACAGCGTAGGTACTGAATTTGACATCCAGTGTCTGATCGAAATTATCCAGTGCTTTGATCAGCCCGATGCAGCCGACCTGAAAAAGGTCATCGGAGCTTTCGATGTTGTTGCCGGAGAACCGTTGGATCACACTCAGAACAAGTCGGAGGTTTCCACGGATAAATTCTTCTCTGGCACTTTTATCCCCTGCGTTCATGCGGGCGAAGAGTGCCCGCTTTTCATCCTCAGAAAGCAGTGGGAGCTTGCTTGTGTTGACTCCACAGATTACTACTTTATTTCCAGCCATAATTTCGTATCTCCTGTAATCCTTTTGTTCACTACTAGAAAGGATTTACAAATCTGTGGAAAGCTATACAATTTTTGGTTTCCAGTTTCTGGCTATATGGCAAAGAATCTGTAAAAAATACCAATTTTGCATAAATCCTTGCCAATTTTGCATAAGTGTAAAAAATGCCATTTTTATATGCTATGATACGAACAATGGGTAATCCCAGAAACAAAAATAAAAAGCTGAGAGGAGAGAAGCGTATGCAAAAATGGAAAGTTTGCAAGAAGTTGATGGCGGTCATACTGACACTCTGTATGGCGCTGCCGTTGATTTCAAACCAGTACCTGGTTGTACGGGCGGAAGAGACCGGAACTGGTACAACAGACACAAAGAAGCTGTCGGATCTGATTGCGGCAGGTGAGTATGTGTCGGTAGACCTGACCAAAGGCGAGGATGTGACGTTGACGAAGCAGACATGGACGACCGATTCGTATGAATATGTTGCGTCATATTATCAGGAAGGTGATAATACCCAGAAGCAGACAAAAACGGATCGGGGTACGTTGTATCAGATACGGAAATTAGAGGGAGAAACTTTCAGAGTAGAAACAGACTTGGAAAGTGAACTATTATGGTATGAAGAAGATCACATAGACGATGGATATTCACAGGCATATTCACAGTACAATAATAGTCAAAAAGATACTATATACTTGTGGATTTCGCGGGAAAATCCATACGGAAACGAGATACCAGAGAGTTATACAATTACATTTACACCCGGAAAAAAGATTTCTGAATATAAGGACAAGGCAGCGGATATAACTTTAAATCAGACTATTACATTGGACACGAATGCAGATAATTATATAAAAGATGTAAGTCCGGATAACTGGTATGTATGCGATGGATGGTTATATAAAAGCTCCTTTGAATCGGGATATTACACACTGAATCTTGATAATAATAGCGGAAATTTTCAAATAGAGGTTTTCACGTTGAATCAAGAGGGACAATATCAGTGTACTTCAGAGAGATATACGGATGAGAGCAATTCACAGGAAGAACAGTTACTGTTTGAAAATGGATATATCTTTATAAGAAATGTAGCCAACGCTGAGAATATGTCGATTTCACTGGATACTGCAAAGAAATTGTCAGAGCTTACAATTCCAGAGCTTGTAAAGGGAGAATCCTATACATCAACTTCGGAAGACAGCAGCTGGAAGGCTGGTGCTTATGGATATCAGCATCGGATTTATAAAATTTCTGTGGCTGCCGGGAAGATGGCAAGTGTGTTTGTTAAAAAAATGAATGATTCATCTGCACGGAGAATTGAAGTCTTGGATGAGAATCGTATGGAGTTGGAAGAAAAAGATTTCTCCATAAGTGGTAGTACAACAAGTGTTGAACAACATCTGATTTTAAATAATGACACGAATACAGAAAAAGTGTACTATGTTGGCGTTTACGCAATGGATGGAACAGAGACTTATACGATTAGCTACGAGGATATTGCAACCATAGATGCATATGCAGAAAAAGCAGTATCTTTGACAGAGGAAACACCGATCACATTTGCCGAAAACGATGCAAGACTGATTAAGTATGTGTCATATGAGTATGATTATACTCCAGCACGTCCGTGTTATACAGAAGGTGCGTTGGTAACATTTGATGTACCAGCCAAGACAAGTGCAACGTTTAAGCTTGCAAATGATAGCAGTTATACAAATTATTCTGTATATACAGATTTGGCGCATGAAGAAAGCCGGCAAACGGTTGGTACAGCAAGTTATGCTGTTTATAATGATACAGATACCGTTAAGAAATATTATGTATTGATTCCGGTAAATCAGGCGGTAAATGCTACAGTATCTGTGAAAATGAAAAAGAGTATCCAGTTGCGTGAAGTACCGGAATTACAGGTAGGCGATAATACGGTTACAACAGATGCACAGACAGTGGAATATACGTATGCAGGAACTACGGAATATTGGAATGGACATGTATATCAGTTTACCGTGCCAGATGAGGGAACGTATGCCATTGGATTAAAATACACCGGAACAGATCTGGATACATTTAAGTCTATGGAGCTGGACATGTATTCATCCGATGAGAATGGTGATTATGCGGGATATATAAATAATGTTAGTACGAATAACTATGATAAGATGAATGTACTGTCATCGTATCTGGAAAATGACAAAACATATTATTTTAAGCTTCAATACACAGTAGATAATCAGGCAATTACAGAAGCAAAAGATATGCAGGGGGTTACAATCTTCATAGAGAAAGATGTACCGGAAATAAAGGACATTCTGGATTCTGCACAAACGATAACAGCAGCAACAGAAGATGCTGTATCGGGTGATGATATGCGGATTGTAAATATCAATGAGAATATGTACTGTGGCAAGCTGTATCAGATCACGATTCCTGCGGACTATGAAGCTGCAATTGAGGCAGATAAGGGAAGAGTTGACATTTACGAGCAGGTAAGTGGAGCTGTTGTGGATACATCGGATTATGTACGATCCAGTAATTGGAACGAAAATGCGATAAAGGGCGTTCTTCAGAACAACAGTGATGAAGCTAAGACCTATTATGTGTTTGTAAAGAGTCCGTTCTCGAAGGTTACGATTGGTGAGTTCAAACAGCAGACGCCAGCAACTTCGATCGAGAGTGCCAATATTGCAGAGCTTACATTGAAGGATGCAAAGCTGCTTAGCGATTTGAAAAAACAGAATATATCGTTTTCAGTATGGGATTATAATACAAACACAGTAAAGAATACGAAGAAAGAAAGCTATTGGTTGAAGTTTACTGTACCGGAAAATGAAGTCTATACATTGGATACGAGTTATAGTGAGACTTACGGTGATGGAAGCTGGACATTTACAGTTTGGAGTTATTATGACAAATATGACGCATATGTATCTGGTGGAAATCATTTGGTTAATTCAGGAAACTATACTCGAAGAATGGATCGGTTTACAGAAGGAACCTATTATATTGCAATCGAGGGTTCCGAGGAATTGCTGCCGATTCAGATTTCTTTGAATCAGATGGCGAAGATTGATTCGTTAAAGGATAGTGCAGTTGAGATATCGGATGCTATCATACAGGCGGGTTCAGTTACGTTGCCAAAGCTTGAAAAGGAATATGCATATCTGGTAGGCTATGGCAATAACTTCTCTTTTGATTATGGTAATCTTATGAAGGTTACTGTTCCAAAACATACAACCTATATGTTCAAGTCTGAAGAATCTGGCTGGTATATGTATTTGTATGAGGAGGATTTTAACAAGGCAATAGAGGGTAACAATCAAGTATCTGCAGTAAATACAACAGATACGGATAAGACGTATTATATTTGGAGTCGTATAAGCGAATATTCGGAAACGATAACAATCGATGTAAGTCAGGTTGAACTTCTTTCTGCAAAGTTTGACACAGCAGAAAAGCTGGAAAAAGGTAACACAGTGACGTATCAGTACAGTGAATCAGATCAATCCTATATGAAGGATGTAACGTATTATGATGGAATGGGAGGATCTACGGTTTACCAATATAAGCATGCGAAATTGTATTATCTGGATGCTCCGGGTATGTATAGTCTGAGTCTGACATCCAAACAGGATGCTTCCAATGTATCTGTGACTGTATTTGATAAGAATCAATACATAATAGGAACATATGCATTTGAAAACAAGGCGTATGAGAATGATTACTATCTAGTGGATGGAGAAAAAACATATATTCTGATTTCACAGGATAGTGAGAATCCGGATGCAGAGATTGAACTTACATTATCCGATGTAAAAGAGGATCGATTGCTGACATCCAATCTGGCAGAAGCAGAAACAATCAAAGAAGAGAAGACTGCCCTTACAAATCAGGATGAAAAGAAATATGTATTCAAATGCAAGGGTGAAGATGCGAACACAGGAAATATAGAAGAAAGTTATGCTAAAACAACTGGAAAGCTGTATAAATATGTTGTAGAGCCGTGGTCAGATATCAAGTTTACCGCAGATACGTTCCAAGGCAGAATCTGGATTTTTGATCAGGATGGTAATTTCCAGACTTACGAGGATGTCTGGTATGATACGATGAATTACATATATACAAATGATTCGTCGGCGTATGTGGATCTGTATCTGATGTCAGACAAACGTGGTGATTTGGATGGAACATTGACAATCAAAAAAATAAACTCCGCTGTGCCATTGGGAAAATATGCAGAGCTGGCAATCGAATTACCAGAATCATATACCACATCAGTGGATAAAATCTTGACGGTTCAGCGACCATATAAGGATGCAGATTATGAGGTAGCGTACAAAGAAGCAACTGGTAAACTGTACAGCTTCAATGTTCCTGCAAAGAACAAGGTAGAGATTACAGCAACGAAGAATGCAGGACTTGTCGTCTATAGTGATCTGGACGATGCACCAATCGCGGATGAGATGTCAAGTGTGACATTTAATAATCTCGCAAATGAAGAACAGACTTATTATTTGTGGGTAGAAGGGGACAATGACGGTGTTGTTGTAACAACGACAAAGACATCGTTAGAATCAAAGAAAGAAACAACGGAGAATGGTGAGAAGGTTGAGACGACCGTAGATACAACCGATGATGACACGTTAATTATAATAGCAGAAGATAAGGACACGGCTGGAAAAGTAGCGGATGCGACAGTCAAGGTAGAACAAAAGGGTGGCATCTCAGAGGATGCAATCAAGAAGAGTATTGATGTTGTATCACAATATAACTCGGATAATGACGGTAAGGAGCAGATCAGCAACATTCAGGCATCTTACACAGATGACAGTCAGACAACCGTATCTTCAGATGTATTGAACAGCTTGAAGGATGCACAAGTTTCATTGGAGATCAGCAAGAAAGCATCGGACGGAACGGTAGAATATACATGGAGCTTTGATGCAGATTCCCTGAAGGAAACAGAGGTTACAGGCGGCGTGAACACGAAGCTGGAAGTATTTGAGGATGCAGTAGGCTATGGAAATCAGAAGGTAGTTGAAGAATTGACCGATCCAGATGCAACGAAGTGTGTAGTGGCATTTGCACATGATGGTGAACTTCCAAAGAATACGAAGGTAACAATCGCAGTTGGTGACCAGTATGTTGATGGAACTACGGTTTATTACTACCATATCAACAAAGAGACAAATGTATTAGAGCCAATCGACAGTGTTGTAGTAAAGGATGGAATGGTTACATTGGTACTTAGCCATTGCTCTGATTATGTAATATGCGATAAGAAGGTTTGTAAGCATGAGAAAACAGAAGTCAGAAACGCAAAGAAAGCAAGCTGTACAGAAGCAGGATATACCGGTGATACTTATTGTGTGGACTGTGACACGAAGCTTGCAACAGGTGAAGTAATCGCTAAGAAAGATCACACATCCAGCGACTGGATCGTAGATAAGACAGCAACCGTCGATGCAGAGGGAAGCAGACATAAGGAATGTACCGTCTGCAAGACCGTTCTTGCAAAGGAAGCAATCGCAAAGCTTCCAGCACCAACACCGACGCCAGAACCAGTTGTAATACCGGATGTGACAATCCGTTACACAACCCATGTACAGACCTTTGGCTGGCAGGGCGACGAGAACAATGCAAGCAAGTGGTTTGTAAATGGTAAGATGGCTGGTACAAGTGGCAAGGCAAAGAGACTGGAAGGCATCAAGATCCGTGTTTACGGAAATGACAACCTTGGAATCCAGTACACAACCCATTGCCAGAGCTACGGCTGGTTGCCTTGGTCCGCAAATGGTGAGATGAACGGAACTGAGGGTGAAGCAAAGCGATTAGAGGCAATCAAGATCCAGCTTACAGGCGCAGATAAGGATAAGTACGATGTTTATTACAGAGTGCATGCACAGTCATATGGCTGGCTTGGCTGGGCGAAGAATGGCGCACCATCTGGAACTGCAGGTTATGCAAAGAGACTGGAAGGTATCCAGATCGTGGTAGTGAAGAAGGGTTCTCCTGCACCGGGCACAAACTTCGAAGGTGTGAATGCAGATTCTGGTGTACACCAGACAGTAAGCTACCTTGCAAAGAACGGTTCTTCTCCAGTGGTTGGCGGACAGGCAACGTCTAACACCAACCCAAGTGTCGCAGGCGAGGCAAATGTAAATATTGCATACCGCACACATGTACAGACGTTTGGCTGGCAAGGCTGGAAGTACAACGGACAGATGAGTGGTACTTCCGGACAGGCGAAACGGCTCGAAGGAATCAATATCAAGCTGACAAATAAGCCATACAGCGGAAGCATTGTTTATACAACCCATGTACAGTCCATCGGCTGGCAGGGCAATGAGAATAATCCAAACACATGGTTCCGTGACGGTCAGATGGCAGGAACGAGCGGACGTGCGAAGCGTCTTGAAGCAATCCGTATCGCACTGACTGGCGAGATGGCAGAGCATTACGACGTATACTACCGCGTCCATGCACAGACTTACGGCTGGCTTGCCTGGGCGAAGAACGGCGAAGCTGCCGGAACCGCAGGACTCAGCAAGCGTCTCGAAGGTATCCAGATCGTGCTTGTACCGAAGGGCGGTGCTGCACCGGCAAATAATTACGGTGGTGTTGTAACGACGAATAAGCAGGCGTATATTAAGAAGTAGAATGTTGACATTTTGAATTTATTAGCATATATTAAGTTAAATAGAATATTATTTAAAACACTGTAATAATTATTATAAAATGATTGAAAATAATAATGAGTTATGGTAAGATGAAGTTGCCGAAAGAAGTAATTCTTTCCCATCTTTAGATGGACACCCATATCAAGGAGCGATATGGCGGTGCTCTGGCATCGAAAAAAACTATCACTGACGGCAGTACCCGATAGCAATCAGTTCATTGGTGGCTATATATACCGAGTAAGTGCAAGGCTTACGATGTTGGGATAGCAACGTAATAACCAGATTATCATAGAACTCAATGACCGTGAAGAAATTCACGGTCATTTTTCATAAGGAGATAAATGATTTCAAAAGGCAAGTATGAGCTGGTAAAAAAAGCCATAAAAATACATAATAATTTAAAAGATAGAATATATTTGATATTATATAAATCAAATGCAAAACAGATGTCTAAAATTATGGAGACTCCAATTTTAGAACAAAATTTTTGGCATTTGGTAGGTTGTAGGATAGATGAAACTCTAACGTTAACGCCACAACAAAAACATCAGATGTATATAGATTGTGTTGATGAAAAAGATATTTCACAATCGCTGGTATATACGAGACAGGCACAGGATGTTTCAAAAAAGTCAAATGTCGTAATAAATACATTTGATTTTGTAGGGAATGCAAAGTCAATAAGATTGTGCCATACAGATGGAACACCGGAAGCGGCTATGTTTCGTATTGGGGCTGGTTCTGTGAATGGAATTATTGGATATAGTGATGAAAAAGTAGGTTTGATACCTAAAACAGCTCAACAGAAGTCAATCTATAGAATAAAAAAAAATGCAGATGATAAAATATTTTTGATACTAAGCAAGCCTTACGGATATGCAAAATATGATAGAATAGATTATGCAATCAGTAAAAAGATATTCCCATCAATTCTAAAAGAAATTCCTGAAAGAATTATATTTGAAGATAATTTATTTTAAAATTAGTAAGAAAATTAAGAGGAAAATAACCGTTCGTCCCAGAAAAATGCATTTCGTCCCAGAAAGGTTGTCACAACAAGTAAAATATGTTACAAAAAAAGCATGTTACTATCAGAGTAGCGTGCTTTTTTGTTATGGTGAGGGGGAAATGCACACATTTATACGGTGCATTCGACCATCATACAGAAATGATGATTATAGTTAACTGAGATAAGAAAGAGAGGGATCATATGCGAAAAAGAGAGGGAATGAAAAAACGAAGATCAAGGATACTGGCATGGCTGCTGGCGTGTTTTATGGTGCTGTCTGTGATACAGGGGACAGGCTGGGGTAGTCTCACCGTGCAGGCGGAGGAAGAGGTTAAAAGACCTGTCAATTTGGAATTAGGGGCTGCCGATGTTATAAATGATGGAAAAGTAGGGGAGACGGAAGGTACTGGATGGAGTTATAATGCGGATACGAATACCCTTACCCTGACGAATGCAAAATTAGGTGATATCATATATGATGGTGGAGATTTGAATCTGCAAATCAATGGTGAAAATACCGTAGGATTAATTGATTCAGCGAGTTCTGATGCAGCCTATATTACTGGCATAGAAAATGGTACGGACAAAGCTAAACTGTATTGTGAAGGTTCTATATCTGTAGATGCACTTACGATAAATAATATAGAAATAAATGTTGAAATTGATATAGATAAGGTAGGTAGCGATAGAAGAACTGTATCATTAGAAAATGTAAAGTTATATGTAGGAGGACAAATAGACGCAAATACAATTAGCTGTTCTGGATGTCAGATTAATACAGCGGATCGTGTATCCGTATGGGGTTCACTTAACTGCGTGGATAGTGAGATTAGAGCGGGAAAAATAGACTTTTCATTAATAAAGGGAACATATACAGATTCTATTGTGGTAGATAACAAGAACAACACTACGAGAGTCTATGGAGCGGCAACCTTATGTGAGGAGCTGAAGATACCAAGTGCTGGCACGATTATGTTTGCGGAAGGTGCAAGCATTACGAATCTGGACAAGCTTACTGTCGAAGAAGACGCGAATATTTTTGTAAATTATAAAATGGATGAGTATGGATCTGAAAGCTATGAGAAACATACACATAATACCGACGCGACAAAAGGTGGTACATACATAGACAGCCAGACGCATTACGAGAATGTGGCATGTAAGGATTGCCCGATTGGATATGTAACAGAGACGAAGGTAGAACGGGAGCATACATATGAGAATGGTTTCTGTAAGGCTTGTGACGCCTACGAACCGGCTGTATTAAATTCTAATAATGCCTATGAGATCGGAAATGCCGGTCAGCTTTACTGGTTTGCCGATAAAGTGAATAAGGAGAGGTATAAATATGTAAATGCGAAGGCAGTTCTGACAGCGGATATTGTTGTCAATAAAAATGTCCTTAATGATGGAGACCTTACGAAAGATGTAGATGGATTGCGTGATTGGACACCGATACAACAATATGGTGGAACATTTGACGGTGCACAGCATACGATCAGTGGTATATATTGTGTTTCAGACACTATTGATGAAGCAGGAATATTTCAGAATACAATCGACAATGCAATTGTAGAAAATATTGGGGTGCTAGATAGCTATTACTGTCTCAAAAAGGGTTACAATGTAGGAGGAATCGTTGGATTCAATAGTGGAATTATTAGAAATTGTTATAATGAAGGAATGGTAAGCAGCTTATATAATAATGATAACTATCTGGGTGGTATCTGTGGAATGAACGGCGGGGGGACCATTACAGGCTGTTATAATAAAGGAAAGGTTGCCAACTCTGTTTGGGGTACTAGGGCTGGTGGCATATGTGGTCGAAGTACTAATAAGATTCTTAATTGCTATAATACCGGATCAGTAACGGGAGGATATATGGTTGGAGGTATATGCGGAAGTAATGCCTCTTCCACCACTTCCGGACGGATCGAAAATTGTTATAACATTGGCACAATAAATACCATTATCAATGATAATGATGACAAAAGAAATATCGCAGTTATTGAGAATGAGAAAGCAGTTGTAAATAATTGCTATTATCTTGAGGATAATTATATTGCAGAGGAAGATGGTGCATCTGGAAGGGATGCAGATGATTTTGCCAGCGGCGAAATTGCTTATCGCTTACAAGTTGGTCAGGACGATCCTGTATGGGGACAGACACTTGCAGACGAAGGCGGAGATCCATACCCGGTACTTGGTGGGAAAACCGTTTATCAGAATGTGACATACAGTGGATGTACAGTAGATACATCGTTGACAATTGAATATTCAAACGAAGAGAAAGATATAAAGTTTACCCATGCACTTGTGAAATCCGAGAAAGTAAATGCGGATTGTGAGAAGGATGGAATGGAAGCTTACTGGACCTGTACAAGCTGTCAGAGGCGGTTCAGCGATGAAGACGGAACAAAGGAACTCAACAAGCTTCCGGTTATTTCAGCGTTTGGACATGATTACAAAGTGGACGAGGAAAAATCAGAGGATGGCACAAGAGTAACGCTGATATTTACCTGCCAGAGAGAAGGCTGTACAGCGGATAAGCACGAAGTAACCGTGACATTAACTGCACCAGATACTCTTACTTATGCTGGAACTGCCAAGGAAGCAACTGTGACACAGACACCTAAGGATGCGTTTGACTCAGTGAGCGTAAGTTATGAAAGCGTGGATAAGCGAAGAAGTGCCACACTTGTAGAAGGTAAACCGGTCAACGCAGGCGATTATAAAGCGACTGTGACAGTAGGAACAGGAGAAGATGCGGTAAGTGCATCCGTGGAATATACGATACAGAAAAAAGAGATTTCCGTTTATAGTATAGATGCATCTGATAAGATATATGATGGCGCAACGAAAGTAAAGGTTAGCCGTGTAACACTGATCGGAATATTGGAACAGGATGTTGTTGAAGCGGATACGACGGATCTGTATGGTGATCTTCCGGATAAGAATGCCGGTACATATACAGAAATCACACTTCCAGAACTGAAGCTGGTTGGTGATAGTGCGAATAATTATGAATTGACTCAGCCGGATAACCCGATGAAGTTGAATGTCAGCGTAAGTGTACAGAAAGCACCAAAGGCTCCGAACATGCCGGGGGCATCTATGGAGGTAGACTATACGAAGACTACAGTTGGTGCGGTAACACTTCCGGCAGGCTGGAAGTTTGATGATGCTGATATTGACAAGAAGTTAGATGTGGACGTGCCGGTCACAGTGACAGTGAAGTATGCTGACGAAGATGCAGGTAACTACGAGGTAGAAAGTGTCGAGATCACACTGACACGAAAGGCATGTATGCATCCAACAATCAAGTGGATCGTCGATAAAGAAGCGACTGTAGATGCAGAAGGAAGCAGACATAAGGAATGTACGGTCTGCAATACAGTTCTTGCTACCGAGACGATTGCGAAGCTCAAAGCACAAACACCGGATGTTACCATCCGTTACACAACCCATGTACAGACATACGGTTGGCAGGGTGATGAGAACAATGCAAACAAGTGGTTTGCAAATGGCAAGATGGCAGGAACTTCCGGTAAGGCAAAGCGATTGGAAGGTATTAAGATAAGAGTCTATGGGAATGACAACCTTGGCATCCAGTACACAACGCACTGTCAGAGCTATGGCTGGTTACCTTGGTCCGCTAACGGCGAGATGAACGGAACCGAGGGCGAGGCAAAGAGACTGGAAGCAATTAAGATTCAGCTCACAGGCGCAGATAAAGAGAAGTATGATGTATACTATCGTGTACACGCACAATCTTACGGCTGGCTTGCATGGGCGACAAATGGCGCACCTGCAGGAACGGCTGGTTATGCGAAGAGACTTGAGGCAATCCAGATCGTAATTGTGAAGAAGGGTGAGAGCTTCGATCATGCAATCGGAAATATCCAGTCTGCCCGTGGAGAAGCATATATCGCATCATCCACAGCAAATGCGAATCCGGTTGTCACAGGTGAGAACAATGTGAACGTAGAATATCGTACACACGTACAGTCCTTTGGCTGGCAGGGCTGGAAGTACAATGGCATGATGAGCGGAACAAGCGGTAAGGCAAAGAGACTCGAAGGCATCAACATCAAGCTTACGAACAAGCCATACAGCGGAAACATTGTCTATACGACACATGTACAGTCTTATGGCTGGCAGGGAAATGAGAACGATCCAAATACATGGAAACGCAATGGCGTTATGTCTGGTACAAGTGGAGAGGCGAAGCGTCTCGAAGCAATCCGTATCGCACTGACTGGCGAGATGGCAGAGCATTATGATGTATATTATCGTGTACATGCACAGAGCTTTGGCTGGCTTGGCTGGGCAAAGAACGGCGAAGCAGCAGGAACCGCAGGACTTGCGAAGAGACTGGAAGGAATCCAGATCGTGCTTGTACCAAAGGGTGGTAATGCACCAGCGAGAAGCTATCAGGGTATCACCAGTGTGAAAACACAGGCATATATCAAAAAATAA